AAATTATGACCAGAAAAGAATACGAATTAGTTTTCCAAGCATTAAAATCTTACAGATGCTACATGAGCAGAGAAGATGAAGCATTATCTGAAAAAATTCTAGATGATCTATTTTATCCTAGTTTTGATAAACTATCAACTGATGATCTAGTAGCAGATGCAGAGGAAGCACTTAAAAATGAAGTTAAAAGTTTGAATTTTAGATAATTCAAACTGATACCTCTAAAATGTTCCTATAGTATAAGACAAACAAAATTATGACCACACTTGAAACAACTGATCTAAAAACAAGAGTTGCAGAATGGACTCAAACCTATGCAAATGCAATCACTCAAAATTATAGAGAGTATCATTTAAATATGCTCACTAGACAAGGCCACCCATATCCAGAGTATGCGAGGGAGCAACTTGACGCTATCGAGAATGGAACAGCGAACCTAATGAAGTTCAAAGTTAAAACTGGTAAGAGATATTACAAAATTGTCCAGATGGAATTTGACACTTTCCAGAATCGCAATGAATACAGGGAAGGATCAGTTCATGCTTTTGTTGATCGCAATACTGGCGAAGTTTTCAAACCAGCATCATGGGCAGCACCAGCAAAGCATGTAAGATATGATATGAGAATTATCAGAGAGAGAAATTTCTTACATGACCCCACTAATGTAACATGGGCAGGTGGTTATCTCTACATGAGATAATCACTAATTGATACCACTAAAATGTTCCTATAGTAAGCAATCCAATTAATTATGAAACTCAAAAATATTCTAAACAGAAATTTTGACTCACTCACAAATGATGAAAAGAAATTCTATGACGATGTTCAAGAAAAATACTTACTAGGAGTATGCGATAAGTATAACATCATAACTGATGAATTAATATATATCGAATATGATTTTGAAGAGTTATCTGATAAAGGCATCGAAGAATGTGAAAAAAATAATTATACTGCATTATGTGTGGAAGCATTTGAAGAATTGACAAAATAACTCAAACTGATACCTCTAAACTGTTTCTATAGTATAAGATACAATTAAAATTATGATTCAAAAATTCATCGAAGTCCCAAATACAAATATTAAAGAACCAGTTCTAAGACATGATTTTGCTGATGAACTATGCTATATGATAGCACAGGATTATGGATATGCCGAGATTGTTTGGTATGCTCTCAACGGTAAAAGAGTTGTTGAAGGTTTTTATTCTGATAAGGATTAATAACTCAAACTGATACCTCTAAACTGTTCCTATAGTATAAGATTAAACAAAATTATGAACTCTACAGCAACTTACATCGAACCAGTAAACAGAATCAAGCAAAGAATTTTATTTGATGATAACCTTAACAACATGGCATGCCTATGTTCAGATTGGTCTGATTTTCTCATTGAAATTTCAGAATGGGGAATCTACAAATTAGGAGGAGTTGATTTTGACACATTAACAACTTCTGATATTGAGAGACTCGATCAATTCATAAAAGGAGAGAATGGTTACATCAGGTAATTAACTCAAACTGATACCTCTAAATTGTTCCTATAGTATAAGCAATCAATCAATTCACATCATGAGAAAAATCGAAACCCAAATGAATCAAGCAATTAGAGGACAGAGAAACTGGGCAGGTTCTAACACCACAGTTTTTACTACTGATAATGGTCTTGAGTCTACAATCTATCTACATGGAAATCACATTGCGACATATTTCCATGATGATCGCAAACTTCAAATTTTCGATGGCGGTTGGCAATCCAATACAACTAAGTCTAGACTCAATGCACTATTAGATGAATTTGACTACGGTTCTTTTATATTTCAAAAAAACTGGAACTGGTTTTTAGCAAGAAATTTCAACCATAATCACAAAGTTGATTTTTCTTCTGGAATGTTTATCTAAGGTTACTGGAAGTATTACGGATTAATTCTATAATACTTCCTTTTTATTTTCTCTCGTTAGTTATTAACGGGCCTCCGAGATTCTCTTCCTTACGAGAGGCGAAAGCGATTTTTTAATTAACACTAACTGAAACCCCCAAATTGTTATTATTGTATAGGACACAATCAAAATTATGAACACACAAAAAAACTTAGACATTGTAAGAGATTTTTTTACAGACGAGCAATGGTTGGCAATTGAATATGCTCTCGGAGATTATCAGGATTATGGGGACGAGCAAGCAGAAATTTCATCTCAAATTGAAGATAAGATTTACACACTTTTTAATCAGGTAAAATAACATGAATTACAACGAAATTTGCAGGATTTATAACAACGTAGACAACAACGAGTTAGTATCACAAACTGCATACGAATTTGAGATTTATGATGATTTTTATTATCAGTTATTTCACAGTTATTATGAAACAAATAAGGAGGTAAATTAATGAACAATTTATTACTAACTGATGAAGAATTAGACTACCTAGAGTTACTACTTCATAACCACGAATACGAAGAAAAAGATAGAAAATTAATCGACAAATTAGAGTTTAAATTCTATCAACTTAAGTCTGACGATTACCAAAACAAAGTTACTACAATGGGGGGTAATTAGCATGATTATTTCTATCACAAAAAGGATTAAATTACCCTCTGGAAAGTATAAAAAACGTGTGAAATATTCAACTGTAAAGTATCAAATAGAGAAGGTAAAACCAAGAAGATCGCATTACAAATTAAACAGTTTACATGCTGCTAAGTATCATTTAGTAAGAGAGAGTTAATCTGTTAGTTTTACACAATATAGAGGTAATTCTGTGGAAAACTTATTTAATTGTGGAAAAGAATGTATTTAAAAATATATTTAAGCGTTTTATTTCTCGATTTAATGTTAGTTTTTATAGTGATCTTAGCGAGCGTATTATACCACGAACGCCCATAAATTGTAAAGGGCGGATAATACTTTTGTCAGAACTTACGCATAATTATTGACAAGAATTGAGAGATAATTTATAATGGTTATATAACACTTAATGGCTGCACAGTTTATGACAATTTCCGCGTCTAATTTACAGCAAAAACAGTATCGAATTACGCTGAATTTGTCAGTTCAAAGTGACTTTAATCCGCACCAAATTAACTATGAAAAGTTATTCAAATTAGATGAGGATTTGGAAGCCCTAAGTGTAACAATTGAGGACTTAAATTATGAGTAGTTAGTGTTAGTTTTCCACAGTTGTTATGTAACATAATATGAGACCTGTAAAGTGTTCTTATAGTGTAGGGAGCAGAGATAGTGAAGAGGGAGACACCGCGTAACCGGTCAGCTGCAGCTTAGTCCCACTCTTGAAATGCGGAGCTCCGCCTCTAGTTAATTCCCAACCGACTAGATGTAAGTATCCCTACCACTCTTTTAACAGTCCGTTACGTGATATAGCAGTTATATGCGGGCGTTGTTGTTATCGGGGCGGGCGCGATGCCGTTTTAAAAAACCCTTAAGTCCCTAACCTACAGAGGTGACAAATCGATAGCTAAATATTAAACCATATTAAATTTTTTTTTCTTGGCCATGGGAACACACTACGGATTCACAATAATTGTATGGGTTATAATTGGGTTAATAATATTTTCCAAGTTAGATAGTGGGGGCAAAAAGAAAAAGAAACGCAAAAACAAATAAAAAATTTCCGGGGGCTCAAAACCCCCTTTTTAGTGTTTTCTAAATACTAATAACATGATTTAAACACATGAAAGAATTTGACGATACAGTGTATCACATCTATGCAAAGGATAAATGTCTTTATCATAATTTAAAGGAAGAAGATTTTGAAGAGACATGGCAACTTCTAACCACTATGGTTGGATTAATCAAGACAGATTATTCGGAGTCAGATCTATCATATATTAAGTTAGCACCGAAGGTCGGGTATGGTGGGCCAGGTAAGGTAATATACACAGAACCAACTGGAGATGAGTCTTATTGAAGTGGTATAAATAAGGTGCAGTATAACCTTTATGTATCACAAACATGACCAAATTAAAAAGAAGAGCAATCCATATAAGAGACCAGAACCAAAGAAATACGTAGCACAAAAATATCATCAGATAAGAATTTATTTTAAGTGTGAACGACAAAATAAAGTTGACAAAGGTTAACAAAACTGATAAAATTAAGAATGAAGGTGATCATCATTTATGGCAAAAGGATTTAAAGTAAAAACAGTCGCACCGAAAACAAAAGGCCCTGAATGGGACATCGATGCAATTAAAGAAAGAATGAAAGGGAAGAAGATAGTCTTCTGTCTTCCCGGTAGAGGATGCTCTTATATCTTTCTCAAGAACTTTGTTCAACTATGTTTTGACATGGTTCAGAATGGAATGAGTATTCAAATATCTCAGGATTATTCATCTATGGTAAACTTTGCTCGATGTAAAGTTCTTGGAGCAAATGTTTTAAGAGGCCCCAATCAAGTTCCTTGGGATGGAAAACTTGAGTATGACTATCAGTTATGGATTGATAGTGATATTGTTTTTGATACTGGTAAGTTTTGGCAACTATGCGATTTAGCATTTCCTGCTGAAGCAGTTACAAAAGAAGATGTAATTGAACAGGTCAAAGATAACAAAGGAGAGTTAGTTACTGATGACGAAGGTAATGTTAAAACTCAAATTACAGGACAGAAAGTATCAGTTGATAATTCTAAACTAAATGGAATTGTTGCTGGTTGGTATGCTACCGAAGACGGTGCGACAACCTCTGTTGCACATTGGTTAGAGGAAGATGACTTCCGTAAGAATGGTGGAGTGATGAATCATGAAACTGTTGAAACCATGGGCAAACGTAAAAAACCATTCACAGTAGATTACACAGGCTTTGGTTGGGTTATGATTCAGAACGGAGTTTTTGAACAACTGAAGTATCCATGGTTTGCTCCTCAGATGCAAATCTTTGAATCAGGTGAAGTTCAAGACATGTGTGGTGAAGACGTATCATTCTGTTTAGATGCACAGGAAAAGGGATTTGAGATCTGGTGCGATCCTCGCATTCGTGTCGGTCATGAGAAGACAAGGATAATCTAGTGGTTATTTCTTTCTTTGCAATCTTACTAATACTTTTTATAATATTAGTATTAGTAACTTATTATAATCCACATCGTTAACGACCGCGTTTTCTCGAAAAGAATAAACGTATTAAATAGTATAACTCCTTAATTTTTATATGGCTTGCCTCTTTGCGAACCTTCCTGCCTACGAAGTATGGGTGAGAAAGGAATATTTAACGGATCATAAGAGTGGGCATGGAGAATTTGTCAAGGGCGTTTGGGTATCTGTAAAATCAATACCCGGACGTGCTTTTTATTTTGAAACATACTTACCTGAGTATGCTGCAATGTATGACAAGTTACCCATATCCGCGTTCGTCTCGTCACCTGAGAAACCTGATCCTGATATGACACTTCATAATTTACAGTTTTGGAACTGTATGGACTATGGTGTTGCGGTAATTCAAAAACAATTTGTCGGATCAATGCATTACGAAGTCTATACAAGAGACTACGGAACACAAACCGGCACTTATATATGCACAATTGATAATTATCATCAAGATCCTGATGCAATTGATTATTCAACAAGTGAAAACCCAGCTGAACACAAGTCTCATAACCTAATTGAACTTGATAATGGTCAGTTTTGCCTCTATCCAAACAATCGAACACGTATTTACGACAACAGTTTGACACCAGAAGAACCTACGATGCCTGATTTTAAGGTTTCAACGGTTTACTATCAGGTTGAGAACGGTCATGATCGTGATGGATTGGGAAATGATGAGAATTATTTCTGGAAAACAGCAAAAGAACGTAAACAAGACGAAGAAATTCCCGAATTCTAATGGAAACAAACGATTTTTTAGACAATCTTGCGAATCATCAATACCAAAAGATGCTTCGTGAGATTAATAATGATGATTTAACACCTAAAAAGAGTGATACAGTTGAAGAAAGTGAGATTTTTCCTAACGAAGAAAAACCTAAGCCACTTTATGAGTAAAAACCGTGATAAATAAGATAGGTCTACTACATCTATATGCCTCTTGAACGGGTAAAACAAGAATTTAAAGACATAAGTATGTCATTTCAGACTAATCCTCTGAATGATGACCTTGTAGCATTGAAAAATGCGAATGCAATTGCAAGGTCAATTCGTAATATCGTCTTTACTGAACCCGGTGAGAAGTTTTTTAATCCAGATTTTGGATCAAGAATCACAAAATCACTATTTGAGAACGTAGATGAGATTGCTGCATCTGCAATTAAAGATGAAATAGAGTTTTCAATTCAAGAATTTGAACCAAGAGTTGAATTGATCGAAGTTACAGTGGTTCCTAACTTCGACAGTAACGAAATGAATGCAACAATTGTATATGAAATAGTAGGAATTGATGTTCCACCACAACAATTAGAATTCGTGTTACTGCCGACAAGATAAATGACACTTAAAAATTTTACAAATCTCGATTTTGATCAAATAAAACAGTCATTAAAGGATTATTTACAAAATAATTCTAAATTTACTGACTATGATTTTGAAGGATCCAACTTATCAACAATATTAGACGTTCTAGCATATAATACTTACATCACATCTTATAATGCAAACATGATATCGAATGAAGTTTTCATCGATTCAGCAACTTTGCGTGAAAATGTGGTTGCATTAGCAAGAAATATAGGTTATGTCCCTCGTTCTAAGAAATCTTCAAGGGCATTACTTACATTTTTTGCAGATATTTCTTCAGTTTCTCCATCTCCATCAAATTTAACACTTCGTAAAGGGCCTGTTGCAGCAGTTGATGCACCATTTGGTCAACAATCGTTTGTTTTTAGCATACCTGAAGATAAAACTATCTCTGTTTTTGATGGAATTGCAGAATTTGACGATCTTGAGGTGTTTGAAGGAACAGTTTTAGATCAAACGTTTACATTTTCATCAAGAAATCGCTTTCAAAAGTTTATATTACCAAATACTGGAATAGATTTAGACACTTTAGTTGTAAAAGTCAAACCTTCAGCTGATTCTACAGTGTCAATTAAGTATGAAAGGCATGATAATCTGTTTGATGATGACACAGGATCAGTAATTAATGGAAATTCTAACATTTATTTCTTACAAGAGGTTTCAAGTGAGCAATATGAGTTAATATTTGGTGATAATATCTTTGGAAAGGCACTTCAAGATGGAAATGTCATCGAAGTTTCATATATTGTAACCTCTGGTGACGCTGCAAACGGTGTAAATTCATTTAATTATGCGGGAAGTTTATATTATACTCGAAATTCTGTTGAAATAAACGTAACGACAGGAATTTCTTTGATTACAAGTCCACTTTCATCAAGTGGAGGAGAGTCAATTGAATCTGTTGACTCAATTCGTAAGTTTGCACCTCAAATTTATGCAACTCAGAACCGTGCTTTGAGTGCAAATGACTTTGAAGTGTTGATTCCCAATAAAATTTACCCTGAAACTGAATCAATTTCTGTTTTTGGTGGTGAAGATCTTGTTCCTCCTCAGTTTGGAAAGGTTTTTATTAGCATCAAACCAAGAAATGGTGATTTTGTTCCAAATTTAATCAAACAAAACATAAAAAGAGATTTGAAAAAGTATTCTGTAGCAGGAATTGTTCCAGAAATACTAGATTTGAAGTATTTGTTTGTTGAAACTAACAGTAAAGTGTATTATAACACAAATTTAGCACCAAGTGCGTCATTTGTTTCGACAAAAGTTCAACGTGATATTACAAAATACGCAGAATCTTCTGAATTAAACAAATATGGAGCTAGATTTAAGTATAGTAAGTTTTTAAAAGTGATTGATCAGAGTCATGAATCAGTTACTTCTAATATTACAACTGTTGAAATGAGAAGAGATCTCCGATTAGCAGTTTTAGAGACTGCTGAGTATGCAATTGACTTTGGAAATCAGTTTCATATCAAATCAATGAATGGTTTTAATATTAGAACGAGTGCATTTCGTGTTTCAAACATAAACACTGATGTTTACTTATATGACGTTCCAAATGCAAATGGGGAAACTGGTCAAATCAATCTATTTTCATTGAATGCTGGAACATCAACACCAGTAATACAAAGAAGAAATATAGGTGTTATAAATTATGTTACAGGTAGGATTACATTAGATCCAATAAATATTATTTCAGGTAAAACAAAAGATAATGTTCAAATTATGGAGATATCTGTATCTCCTGAATCGAACGATATTATCGGATTACAGGATCTTTATTTGCGACTAGATAGTAGTGTTGTAGATACAGTCGTTGATGATATTAGTTCTGGTATTGACCCATCTGGATCAAATTACACAGTCACCACAAGTTATTCTCAAGGAAACATCATAAGATAAGATGTCAGAAAAAAGAGTTAAGTTAAATCAGATTGTAAAAAATCAACTTCCTTCCTATGTGAGGGAGGATTTTCCATTAGTTGGTGATTTTTTATCCCAATACTATCTTGGACAAGAGTATCAAGGTGGGCCAATTGATCTTATTCAAAATATTGACTCTTATATTAAATTAAATGAATCTGCAAACAATGTAAAGACAACAACTACATCTAAAACTGTTGGAATATCTTCTGATATTATTTTTGTTGCAAATACAAATGGATTTCCTGACCAAAATGGGTTGTTAAAGATAAATGATGAGATAATCACATATGAAAGTAAGACAGATATAAGTTTTGTTAATTGTTCTAGAGGTTTTAGTGGTATTACTTCATTCACTAATCCATCTGACCCTGAAGATTTAGTTTTTTCTTCATCATTAACCACAAATCATGAAAAAGACACTGTAGTTGAAAACTTAAGTGTTTTATTTTTAGATGAATTTTTAAAAAAGACAAAAAATCAATTTTTATACGGTTTTCAAAAAGATTTATCAACAAATTTAAACCAAGCTCAATTTTTAAGGCAATCAAAAGACTTTTATTCAACAAGAGGAACTGATGATTCGTTTAAAATACTGTTTGGTGCTCTGTATGGCGAACATGCAAGCATTATAAGACCTATTGACAATGTTATATCACCATCAAACGCTAATTACCGAGTAACCAAGGATATTATAGTTGAACCAGTTGAAGGTGATCCAGAAAATTTGTTAAACAAGACTCTTTTTCAAGATTTGTTTGAAAATGTATCAAAAGCATATGCACCAATATCAAATATTGAAAAAATCTCGGTTGGAATACTTACAAACACATATTATAAGATTAGTTTAGATGGATCGTTCAATCAAGGTGATGGATCAACTGAATTATTGTATGGAAATTTTTCTGAACATGCAAAAACAAAGATTATTGGACAAGTTGGTATAGCACAAACATTTTTAGATGTTGATTCTACATTAGGGTTTCCAAATTCAGGAACTTTAACTTTTGCATATGAGAATGGAAGTATTGGTGTTTGCACTTATGCTCAAAAAACAATAAATCAATTTTTAGGAATCAATACAACTGGAATTACTGCAACAATTTCTGATAATACGTTTATTGATCAGAATACTTTTGCATATGCTGAAGATAACGGTGTTCAAGATGGAATTAAATTAAAAATACGTTCAGTTCTAAACAATTTAGATTTACCAATCGAAACTTATTATCAATTATCTGGTTCAAAGGTAAAAATAAAATCTTTAGGTAAGATAGCAGATGGTTTTAAGGAAAATGGGTGGTTATTCAACACAGCTCAAAGTTATGTTGTAAAAAACTTAAGTATAGTTGATTCTGTTAATAATACATTTAAACTTGTTACTCAAGATGTCAATATTTTAAGAATTGGTGATAAAATTACAACTCATGAAACACAGGCATCAGGTGCTCAATGGGGTGATAAAATAACAGATGGATTTGATCCCGTTTCAAATAAAATTTATACTGTTACTGATGTTTTCGATGAAAATACTTGTTTGATAACTGGAACAGGTATTTCTGATCCAACAAAAGTTACAAAAGTAACTCGTCGAATATCAAAAATTGATTCTGACCTACATCCAGATTTAAACCAGTTTACTGCTAATATTCAAAACGTATATCTTAAACCAGATATTGGATTAGTTAGAGGTGTGCCATATTATGGCCCTTCACATCAGCATAAAGGTAAAAGCATGGTGGGAGCACAACATGTTCCTTTTCCTCATGATTTTATTATACCAGATCCTAATTCAAACAAAGTTTTAGTTGCATCTTCATCATTACCCTTTACTGGTGTTACAAAATTAAATCCTAAACTTCAAAAATTTACTTTTAGTGGAACTTACGATTTAAATGACGAAGAAATAAAAATTACTGATCAAGTTGATCATAACTACTTCACTGGTGATAAAGTTTACTACACACCTGAAAAGACAAAAATAACAAATACACTACCTGATGGAACAGAGGTAGTTCAAGAGTTTATTGCAAGTCAACTATTTGATGAAGGATTATATTTCATAAAGAGAGTTAATGGTAATACTGTAAAGTTTGCAAAGAGTCAATCAGATATTAATGGTAATAATTTTGTAAAGGTTAAAACTCCAAATGGTGTTGATAACGTTACTATCACTTCTAATGATATTGAAAAGTTTGAATATCAAGGAAAGAAAATAGAAACTCAAAAACTTTTCAGAGAATTTAAAACACCAATAAATGATGGGGTATCATATCCTACAACATCAGGTTATACAGGTCTTTTAGTCAATGGTGTAGAGGTATTAAATTACAAATCAAAAAATTCTGTTTTTTATGGACAGTTAAACAGTATTGATGTTGTTAAAGGTGGAGAAAATTATGATGTTATCAATCCACCAGTTTTATCCATTACAGATTCTGTAGGAACAGCAGCGACTGGAAAATGTTCCGTTAAAGGAAGTTTTAAAGAAATTAAAATATTAGAATCTGGATTTGATTATATCGAAGATCCGGTTATAAAAATAACAGGAGGAAATGGTATCGGGGCAAATGCTGTTCCAAAGTTAAGTATCGTTCCACATGAATCAGTATTTAATGCTGATGGTGTAGGATTAGGAACTGTAAACATTGGAGTTGTTACAGCTACCACTGCAGGTGTAAATACATCTTCAATAGGATTTAGCACCTATCACAGGTTTAGACAGGGTGAGAGGGTCGTATATGATACTCTGGGGGGTATTCCATTAGTTGGGTTGACTACAGATTCAACTTACTATGTTAATAGTGTTTCGGAATATACAATCAAACTTCATAAAACATATTCTGATTCTGTAACTGGTATTAATACTATTTCGATTTCTAATTTTGGAAATGGAGTTCAGTCATTTAAATCATTAAATGGAAAGGCTATTGTTAGTTCAATTGCATTATTAGATAATGGTGTGGGTTATGAAAATAAAGAAAGAACTTGTAATTCAATTGGAATTAACACAGCATTAGATTCAATTAACATTCCTGATCACGGATTCCAAACAGGTGAGACTCTTCGTTATTCGGTTGATGGAACAACAATAGATGGATTGGTTACAACAATAGATTACTTAGTTTCAATTGTTGATGAAGATAATTTTAAACTAGCAGCTGCAGGTGTTGGAACAACCTCTAAAGATTTTTACTTAAAAACAAATCAATTCCAAGAATTAAGAAGTGTAGGGTTAGGAACTCATAAATTTAACTACCCACCAATAAGTGTAGAAATAATTGGTAAAGTAGGTTTATCATCAGTAGCAGGAAAAACATATGATGCTGTGTTACAACCACTTGTTAGAGGAGAAATAACATCAGTTAACTTAACAAATAACGGTGTAGGATATGGTGCTTCAGAAATTATAAACTTTGACAGGAAACCTGACATCAATTTAAATTCTGGACGTAATGCTGTCTTAACTCCTGTTGTCGCTAATGGTAGAATAGTTGATGTTAGTGTAAGTTTTGGAGGAACTGATTATAACTCTCCACCAGATCTAGTTGTATTAGGAATTGGATCTGATGCTAAATTAACTCCTGAGTTAAATTCAGCAGGTAATATTGTTTCAGTTAATATTCAAAGTGGTGGTATAGGATATGGAGTATCATCAACATTCATAAGAATAGATCCTGCAGGAAAAGGATTTAAAGGTGATCCTGTTTTACAGTCATGGACAATTAACGAAATAAAGAAAAATGAATTAAACTTGAACGATGATGATGTTTTCATAAGTTCTCCTGTTAATTCAGAGTATGGATTGCAGTGTTCTTATGCATACGCTCCACGTAATCTTAGACAAATATCTTATGCAAGTGATGCTGATGGAAATATTCTTTATGGTAAGAAAGATTTAAAGATTGTAAATGGAGTTGAGTCTGACAGTGATTCACATTCCCCAATACTTGGTTATGCCTATGATGGTAATCCAATATATGGGCCTTTTGGTTTTGTTAATAAAACCGGTGGTAATGTTGTTCAATTAGAGTCTGGGTATAGTGAAGAAGCAAATAAAAAATCAAATAGACCGCCAACAAGTATTTTCCCACCAGAATTTTTTATTGAAGATTTTACATATAATCCATCAGATAACGATGCTGTATTAGATGAAAACAATGGTAGATTTTGTATCACACCAGAATTTCCAAAAGGAACATATGCATACTTTGCTACTTTTGATACGACTCCTGCATCAGATGGTATATTCAAAAATTTCAAAAAACCAAAGTTCCCTTATTTGATTGGTGATAGTTTTAAATCACAACCAAATAATTTCAACTTTAATAGATTATCTAATCAAGATAACTATGATCTTGAAAAATCAAATTGTGTAAGAAACACATATCCATATTCATTTAATAAAGATTTTAGTGGTTATGATTATATCTTACAATCAAATCAGTTTGTAACACAAGACTCTACAATTAATTTTGCAGAAAAAGGCGGTGTCGATAGAGTTGGTATTTTATCAGCAGGTAGAAACTATCAAGTCAATGATAAACTTGTTTTTGATGATAGCATTACATCATCATTCAATGCATCAGGTAAAGTAAGTAGAATAAAAGGCCCTGATATTTCTGAGATAAGTGTTGTTACAACAACTAAGGAAAATATAGAATTTTTCCCAGATTCAAAAAATACATTTGTTGGAATTGCTACAACAAGTATTAACTTACAAAATAATACAATCGTCAATGTTGGTTCTCTATCAACAACAACAACTTCTTTACAAGGGTCTTATGCAATAGGAATTACTTCAGACAGACTTATACTATCTCAAGGTATTGGAACAGCAGCAGCAACTGGTGTTGTTACCTTTTTCCCTGTTGTAGGTGATTTGAGAAGAATAAAGGAAAATGATAGATTCAAAGTTGGTATTGGAACAGAAGTAATAAAAGTATTGAACGTAGATCGTAGATTGGCAAGGATAAGAGTTTTAAGATCACAAAGTGGAATTGCAACTAATATTGGAATATCTCATACAGCATCAACAATTCTTGAAGAAATACCAAGAACATTTAAAATAACAACAGGATTTACAACATCAGTTGATTTAAAAGAGAATAGAGAATACTATTTTGATCCTGAAGAAGCAGTAGGTTTTGGAACTACATCTGGTGTAGGTGTGGGAACATTTAGATCATTTAGCAATCCCGGAGCTGGAATTACTGGCATATTCATACCAAGTCAGTCATTATACATTCCGGGTCATGGATTAAAAACTGGTGATGTTGTTACATATCAAACAACAGGAACAGCTCTTAAAGTCAAATTTAAAAGCACAGTCCCAACTGTTAACTCAACTTTATTTGTTGACTCACCACTCTTTGTAGCAAATCAAGCAACTAATTTTATAGGTCTATCAACTGTTAGAATTGGATTAGGATCTACTGGGTTTGTTGGAATTGGATCAACTTTAGCAGGAGCAGAATTAGTATATTTCCTAGATGCTGGTGCGGGTGATATTCATAGTCTTAAGACAAAATTTGATAATGTCATCACTGGACAAATTCAGAAGAATCAAGTATCTGTAGTTGGAACAGCAACACATGGTTTAAAAAATAATGATACTGTATTCATCGATGTAAATCCCGGTTTAACAACTACTGTTACAGTTAAATACAATGTTTCAAATAGAAAAGTAGTATTCAATCCTTTATCTTACAATGACTCTGGTATTACATCAGCAACATCTTTAACTGGTATTCCGAATACAATTAATATAAGTGATCATGGTCTTACAACTGGTCAAAAAGTTATTCATACATTTAGTGGTTCAGAAAGTTCTTTAGTTAATGATAAAGAATATTACGTATATGTTGTTGATAGCGATAAAATATCACTTGTTGAAAATAAATATGAAGTTAAAAAATTAAAACCAGATTTTGTAAAAGTTGCTATAACAACAGCTGGAACTCTATCACCTGTCAATCCTCCAGTTAAATTCTATAGAGACTCGACTGTTAATTTTGATTTATCTGATTCTTCTTTATCATATGTCCAAAGTTCAACGAGTTATCCTGCATTTAAATTTGAGTTATACAAGGATGTAAATTTAAGTCAAAATTATGAAACAAGTGGAAAGACTGATACTTTTGAAGTAACAAGAACAGGAACAACTGGTGTTACATCAAATGCAAAACTAACTTTAAAAGTAGACAAAAATACACCAAAATTATTATACTACAAATTAGTTGCAGTTAATAGTGATGACAATACAAATGAAAATAAAGAAATAGTTGTAGATAATGAAATTGATTTAAATAATCAACTCATTATTAAAAATAGTGAATATAACGGTCAATTTAATATTGTATCAACAGGGAATACAACATTCATATATGATATAAGTTCAATTCCCGAATCTACATCATACACATCATCATCATCTAAATTAAAATATTCTACAATATCAACAACAGCGTATGGTGGAATTGATCAACTATTCCTTACTGATCGTGGTGGTGGATATCTTTCTATTCCCGGAATCACAACTATTACATCGGATGTTGGAGATGGTGCAATAATTGAAACATTTAGTTCAACAATAGGTAAAGTATCAAAAACTACTTTAGAAAATATAGGTTTTGACTATCCATCAGATCCTACTTTAAGACCAGACGTATTATTCCCACAAGTATTAAGAATAACTCCTCTAACAGGATTTAGATCAATTGGAATTACATCGCTTGGTGTTGGGTATATTCAAGATCCGAATCTCGTGGTTATTGATGGTGTAACTAAAAAACAAATTACTGATGTTGATTTAAGATTCAAACCTGATGAATTATTTGTAGAGATTTTGGAGAATAGTGAGTCGATGAATGCATCAACTCCAACAATTATTCCTACAGGTAATTCTAATGGAATAAGAGTTTCAAATTTAACATATACTGCTACAGATAATTCTGTTACTGCAACTATTAAAAATTCATTTAGTGGTGTAGTTGGTTTTTCTGGAACATTCATAGATCCCTTCCCATTTACTGTTGGTGATAAGGTTTTAGTTGAAAATGCTAGTGTAGGTGTCGGATCAACAGCATCTGGATTTAACTCTGCAAATTATGATTTTGCTCGATTTGAAATTATCGAGGTAACACCAAACTATGGTGGAATAGGAACGGTCAAATATAGTATGAATGACTATTTGACAAAGAACGTAGATTTCCCCGGTGTATTTGACTCTGTAAATTCAGTTACGACATTAATACCTGACAAGTGGTTCCCACAATTTGATATTAAATTACAACCTAATGAGTTTAGGAAAGGTGATGATGTAGAAAGTGTCGATTCAACTGGAACTAAAATTACAGGAACTGTTTTTGATTGGAATAATTCATCTAAGTATCTAACAGTTGAAAGTTCTAGAGAATTTGAAAACAATCAACTTATAGAACAAGTAAGATTCCGTGGTGAGAGAGTTGGAAACAAAACATATTCATCACCAACAGGAGCGAAGGGTTTAATAAAAGAGATTGTAAAATTTGGTAGTCATTATGATCTTGATTACTTCTCTGAAGTTGAAAATGGATGGGAGTATAAAACTGGTTTCTTAAATGATGAATTACAAAGAGTTCATGACAATGATTATTATCAGGCTTTCTCATATTCTATAAAATCAAAAGTTCAAATTAAAGAATGGGAAAATACTGTCAGTTCTTTAAATCATACAGCAGGATTTAAAAAGTTTAGTGACCTACAAATCGAGTCTGATCAATTATCATCATCATCGAATAAATTATCTAATATCGATCCTTCAAAAAGTGTTGTTACAACTTTAGTTGATCTAATTGGTGTAGAAAGTATACACCGTGAATACAATTTTGATCTAGCAACTGAAAATTATTTGGTTGGTTTAACAAAACCACTATCAGATGAAATAAACTTTAGTTCAAGATTAATCACTGACTTTGCAGAATCTGTTTCAAATAGAGTTGTTCAAATTGATGACTTCAGTAATATCTTTAATAACAACCCCAGAACAACTCGATATGCAGATGTGTATCGTAATAAACTATCTGATGGTAGAACTCAGATGTTCTTTGCGCTTGTTTCAGATAGATTGTTTACTGGTGAAAGACAAATAACAATCGTAAATACTCTCCATGATACAGGAAGAGGTCAAACCATGCTTAATCAGTATGGTGATATTGATACTGTTCTCGATTTAGGATCTTTCGATTATGTTATTGATGGTAATGAATCTGTTTTAAGATACTTCCCAAACAAATTCAAACTTAATAATTATAATGTTGTATTATGGTCTTATCAAATTGATGCTCAAAAATTAGGTATATCGACTGATACAGTATCATGTGGTAGCACGACCCTTCCAGCAGCACCTGCTAACCCTACAACAGGTCTTAATGGATCTTTAATAAGTATTGCCACAACTGCCGTTACAATCGCTGGAGGGGCAGCAGGGACGGTCTTCACGCTAGGTGGTATTGGAACAAATATATCCGGACACAGATCTGCAAAAGTATTAGTTAGTGTTGAAGCTGGTGGTGGAACTTTAAATGGTAGTGTTGAGTATGATCAAGTAAATCTAATACATGATGGAACTAATGTTGGATTCCAAGAGTTTGGTCAGTTAACTATTCACTCAGTCGATGCTTACTCATCAACAGGTAATATAGGAACATACTTCCCATTCATGGATGGGGATGATCTTGTTCTTTCTTATACTCCAAATGCGGGTATGACAACTGCACATATTAATGCATTGGCAATTGGTATTGCAACTGAAGGTTATATTGGAATCGGATCATATGATTTCTCATATGCAGAGATGTCTGCACAATCAACTGGTATTTCATCTAGTGCGACACCAATACCTGTAGGTATTGCAAGTTACAGTAATGAATATGATGCTGCTTATTGCATTGTTCAAATTGCTGATGTATTAAATGGTAGTTATGAGTTAGCAGAAGTTGTTATGATTGATGACTTTGATGGATCAGATCCAGAAAACATCATGTTGACTGAATTTGGTAATGTAAAAGTTGGAACAGCATTTGCAGGATTAGGAACAATTAGTGCAAGAAGAACTGGATCTGATAGTGATATAACTGAATTAACGTTCGTTCCAAATGCTGGTATCGGAGTTTCAATTACTACATTCTTAAATGCATTAAGACCAGAGGAAAATAACACATTACTTCCAGCAGAGGCTACAAGAGAAGTTGGAGGAGAATCGGTTAAGGATTTACAGAATGCATCATTAGAAAGTGGTTTTGCAATTTATGAGGGAACAGATATTGCGATCAAGAGACAATTTGCTCTTGAGAATAATGGTAATCCAATATTCAAAAAACCATATGATGGTTCAAGTTCTCAAATAGTTGATTTAACAAACAATACAATTACTCTTCCTAATCACTTCTTTACAAGTGGTCAAAAAGTTAATTACTCACCGGGTGCTGGAACATCAATTGGTATCGATACTGCACCATTCAGTATGCCTGAATCTGTATTCATTATTAAAAAAGGTGAAGATAAAGTTCAACTTGCTTTAACAGCGCAAAATGCATTAAAAGAAATAGCACTACCAGTTGGATTATCAACAGTTGGTATTGGAACATCACATACATTTACAGCAATTGATCCTAATCAAAAGGTATTGGTTGCAATTGATAATGCGATTCAATCACCTGTTGCAGGAACTTCTGTCACTACTACATTAGATAAGTCAACAACCATTGGAGATGATGTTATTCACTTCACTGGAATTACATCATTCTTTGGTGCAGACTATGTAAGGGTGGGAAGTGGAGTTACTGCAGAGATAATGAAAATTGTTTCTGTTGGGATAGGAACAACTAATGCAATAAAAGTAAGAAGAGGATGGTTAGGAACAACGATAAGGGCTAGAGAAAGTGGTGCATTAGTTGAGAAAATAAGAGGTAACTATAATATTATTGAGAATGAAATAAACTTTACTGAAGCACCTCCGGGAAAAAATCCAATTGGTTCAACTACAAATCCTCCTGACGAGAGAGACTTTGTTGGTATTACTACATCATCTAGTTTCCAAGGTCGAGTCTTTACTCGTTCAGGTGTAAGAAATGGAACCGAAGAAACATACGCAGATAATTATCTGTTTGATGATATAAGTCAAGGATTTAACGGACAAACAAAAGTATTTGATTTAACTCATAGTAATGGAACATCAATCACTGGTGTCTCAACAAACAATGCTTTAGTATTAATAAATGGTATCTTACAAGCTCCCGGTTCAAATGGAGACTTTACTCTATCACAACCTTCAGGAACACAATTAACTTGGACAGGTTCTGCTAGTTCAGTTGCAAGAGATCCTAACAATGCATCAATACCAGTTGGTGGTTTGATAGTTTCTGTTGGATCAACAAGAGGATTCGGATATCAACCATTAGTATCTGCTGGTGGAACAGTTGTTGTGTCATCTGCAGGAACCATATCATCAGTATCAATTGGTAATACTGGATCTGGTTATAGAGCAGGTATTCAAACAGTAGTTAACGTTGCAATTCAAACAGAAAGATTTGGTGGTTCTGGTGTTGTATCGATTGGAACTGCAGCAATTTCAGATGGTCATATCACTAGCGTGGCAATCACAACTGATAGAGTTTTCTATATTCCAAGAGATATAACAAACGTTGGTTACACATCTATCACAGGTCTTACAACTGTTACTACATCTTCAGCACATGGATTAATAGTTGGTAATGAAATAGTTCTTTCTGGAATCGCATTGACATGTGACTATGCACCTGCTGTAGGTGTTCAAAGCGCAATTTATCATAGTGCTTCAGGAATCATGACTGTAACTACAAGTAGTGCACATGGTTTATCAATTACTGGAAAGAGTAGTGATGTTTTATTGAATGATCTTGGTATGTCATCATCATCGAATGGAAGCACTCCAACTCATACTTTCCCAAGATCAGGAGATGATTCATTCTGTGGTGTCTCTGTTGCAGGTGTTGCTAGTGTCACTCAATTTAGTATTAACATAGGATCTGGAGTTACTCTCAGTAATTACATTAGCGGTGGAACAGTTCAACCTGTTTTAATATCACCTAGAGCAAATAATAATTCTGCAAGTAAACAAGATCCGGCATTTGATGGATCAACGGTTCTAAGAATTCTTAACTCAACTCAATTTGAAGTAAACACAGGTATATCAACAAGAGCTCATAATTATGCTAGATGTGGTAAAGTTAATCAACTCATGAAAGTTGTTATCGATAAACCACTTTCATACTCAGATATACCTCTCGTTTACAGTGGAAATTCACCCGGTGTTGGAGGAACAGAAGCAAGAGCAGATGTTGTTGTAAGTCAGGGATCAACAGTTGTTAATTTCAAAATATCAAATCTAGGATATGGATATGGTGTTAATCATATTTTAACTCTTCCAAGATCAAATGATACAAATTTCTCAGCAGTGGGTATTCCTACTACATCTAGTTTCACTCCTGCACAAGAGTTAGAAATAACAGTTAATGAGGTTGATAGTGATCAATTTACAGGATGGGCAGTTGGTCAAATACAAGTTCTTGACAATTTCTCAAACTTGTTTGATGGATCAAGGAGGACATTCCCAATTACAGTAAGTGGTGAGGCATTATCAATTCAATCAAGACCCGGATCACTTGTTAAAGTTGAAGATACATTATTTGTGTTTGTCAATGATATTTTACAAATACCCGGAGAATCATATTCATTCCCCGGCGGAGCAACAATCACATTTGATGAACCACCAAAAGCTGAAGATAGTTTAAAAATATTATTCTATAGAGGAACTGGTGGTGCTGATGTTGTTGATAGAGATGTGATTGCAACTGTAAAGGTTGGTGATACTTTAACACTAGGATATCATGAAGATTTAGATCAAAAGGATTGGTTGCAAGAAAATGAAAGAAGTGTTGTTGAAATAACATCATCTAATTCTGTTGACACAAACCCATATGATGGGCCAGGTGTTTTTGAGGATACAAGAGAAAAGAGACCAATTACTTGGACAAGACAAACTGAAGATCTCTTTATAGAAGGTAAATTAGTTGATAAGAGTCGTGAATTGTATGATGGAAGAATATTCCCATCAACTCATATGATTCAATCAGTTGGTGTGGGAACAACAGTTGTTTATGTAAGTAACTTAAGACCTTACTTTAATCCAAAGAATGAAAACTTAGTTTCTACAGATTTCCAAAAAGATATTGTCATCTTTAATAATGCCGAAAGAGTCGCAGCTGCTGCCACTGCAGTTGTCTCATCTGCTGGAACTATAACCTCTGTGGTTATATCTGATGGTGGTAAAGGATATGTGAGTGCTCCATCTGTAACGATTCAAAATCCGGTTGGATTGGGAACAACCTCTCGTGCAGAAGCAACCGCTACATTATCTGGTGGTTCTGTATCTGCCATTACTGTGGGAGTTCAATCTGGTATTGGTTACACAAGTGCCAATCCTCCAGTAGTTTTAATTGCAGCAGAACCAACTGTAATCGAATCTAATACAGTTGTATCATTCGCTGGTGATAGTGGAGTCATAAGTGGAGTTGGAACAACTACTATCGATAGTGTTTCAAATCCATGTATCATACTTGATCTAGTAATACCTTATGATTCTGACTTAAGAAATTCTAACATAACGCAAGGAACTACATCAGGAATAGTTACCTCTGGATTGCAAGTTAATGATTACTTCGTTATTAAAAATTCAAATGTAGGAACTGCGATGTCATCATTAGATTATAATGATGGAAGTGTTGTTGGTATTGGATCAACTCGACTTGATAATGTTTATCGTGTCGCTGCTGTAAATTATGACCATGTTACAGATGCAGTCGGATTTGGACAGACCACAGTGACCCAAGTAACTGTAAGTGTTGCTAATACTTCAGGATTAGTTGGTTTAGCAAATAGTGAGTATTATGGTGATTACAGTTATGGTAAATTAATTTTATCAGAACGTAATGTATCTCGTGCTTATACAGTAAATACATCCGCTGGTATCGCTGGTATCGAAACTGGTGTGATTATAAACAGAAAGACTTCCTTAAAAGTAGGAAGTTATACCACATAAATAACTAAAAAAATAAATGGAATAATGTCTGCCATCATAACTGACCAGATAAGAATATTAAATGCGAAGAATTTTGTAGCTGGAGTGTCTTCATCATCTAATTCTTATTACACTTTTGTTGGTTTGACTGAGCCGACAAAAATTCAAGCAACATGGAATAATAATCCACCAGCACCAATTGATAATTTTAATAATCAAAATGATTATTATGATACTATGATTGGTTTAAAAAAAGTAACAGCAAGCGATGTTAAACAAGTAGTAAGAAAAAGTAGTTGGACATCTGGAACATCATACGATTATTACAGACCAGACTATAGTATTAGTAATCCACCAAAACATGGACAAGGAACAGGATTATATAACGCAACATATTTTGTGATAAACAGTGATTTTAGAGTTTATATTTGTTTAGAAAATGGAACATCACCTGAAAATCCAGATGGCAAACCATCATTAGATGAACCAACATTTACTGATTTAGAACCTAAAGCTGCAGGATCTAGTGGCGACGGATATGTTTGGAAATATCTCTACACAGTTAAACCATCTGAATTAGTAAAATTTGATTCAACCGAGTATATGCCTGTGCCATCAAACTGGTCTACAGGAACTGATGACTCAGCAGTTAGAGATAATGCTGTTGATGGTGGTATAAAAGTTGTTGTGATACAAAATCGTGGCGTAGGATTAGGAACCGCGAATAGAACTTATACAAGAGTTCCAATTAAAGGAGATGGTAGCGGTGCAGAGTGCACTGTAACTGTTAATGCAGATCAGCAAATAGGATCAGTCGATATTACTAATCAAGGGTCTGGATATACTTTCGGAACCGTTGATATTGTTGCTGGTGGTCTACCAAGACCTGATTCATACCCTCAACTTGATGTGATAATTCCTCCACAAGGTGGTCATGGTAAGGACATCTATAAAGAATTGGGTGCATCTAATGCCTTAGTTTATTCTAGAATTGAAAATGATCCAGAAAATCCAGATTTCATAACTGGAAACGAAATATCAAGAGTTGGTATTATTGAGAATCCTCAAGCGTTTGGTTCATCTTCATTATTAAGTTTGGATAAAGCGAGTGCAGCATACGCTCTTCGTTTAACTGGAACAGGTTATAGTTCTGCTACGTTCACTGCAGATTCTATAATTACACAAACTACTGGAACAGGTGTAACTGCCATTGGAAAAGTTCTTGGATACGATCAAGTCACCGGTGTTTTAAAATATTGGCAAGATCGAACCATGGCAGGATTTACCACTGTTGGTGTAGGGACAACGGCACCAATACATGGTTTTAATTTGGATAGATTTACTGCTGATATTTCATCAGGAGGAAGTTTAAGTATCGTTCCTAATGATGGGTCAAATACTCTTGCGATTCAAACATCATTTAGTGGTTTATCCACCTCAATAAATAATAAGACATACTATCTTGGTCAAACTTTTGTTAATGGTGTATCTAACCCAGAAGTTAAAAAATACTCTGGAAATATTATTTACGTTGATCATCGACCAGCTATTACTCGTTCTTCTAATCAAAAAGAAGATATCAAAGTTATATTGCAGTTCTAATAACTCATGGCTCAATCAACAAATCTAAATGTATCGCCATATTTTGACGATTTTAATGCAGATGACAACTATTATAAGGTTCTATTTAAACCGGGACTTCCAGTTCAGGCAAGAGAACTAACTGGTTTACAGTCAATATTGCAAGATCAAATATCAAAATTTGGTCAACATATTTTTAAAGAAGGTGCTAAAGTAATTCCCGGAAATACATCGTATTTTAAGGATTATTTTTGTGTTGAAATTAATAATGAATATCTAGGTGTTACTGTAGAGTCATATATTGATCAATTAATAGGAAGGAAAATAGTTGGTTTAACCACTGGTGTCACAGCAGTTATAGTTAAAATATTAAAATCAAGCGATTCGGAAAGAAATAATTTAACTCTTTATATAAAGTATCATTCATCAAACGTAGAAAATAATTCAGGTGGTTTATTTGATAATGGTGAATTACTGGCAGCAGATGTTGATATAATTTCAGGGCCTGAAAATAGCACATTTATACCCAGTGGTGAAGCATTTGCATCCACTGTTTCTACAAATTCAACATCAACTGGTGCAGCTTATTCTATATCTGAAGGTGTATATTTTGTTAGAGGAACATTTGTAAATGTAAATTCAGAAACAATTTTATTAAGTCAATACTCAAATACTCCAACAGGAAGAATTGGTTTAAGAGTATTAGAGGAAACTGTAAATTCAGATGAGGATTCATCACTAACTGATAATTCAAAGGGATTTAATAACTTTGCTGCACCCGGTGCAGATAGATTAAAAATAAGTTGCTCTCTTTTCTTCAAAGGAATTGATGATTTAAATGATGATGATTTTGTAGAATTAGCATCAGTAAGAAACGGTGAATTAAGAACTAGACCAACAACCAGTCAATACAATATTCTTGGTGATGAATTAGCAAGAAGAACATTTGCTGAGTCTGGTGACTATACAGTAAAACCATATTCAATATCTGTAAAAGAATCCTTGAATGATGATATTGGAAATAACGGTGTCTTCTTTGATGGTCAATCAACTGATGAGGGATCTATTGCATCAGAAGAAACTGGACTATATCAAGTGTCTGCTGGTAGAGCATTTGTAAAAGGTTATGAAATAGAAAATATAGCATCAACTTATCTTGATTTTGAAAAACCAAGAACAGAAAAAACACTTGCTAACCAGAGAGTAAATTATAATACTGGTTCAACTATAAGATTAAACAATCAACAGGGTGCTCCAGAGGTTGGTATAGGTAACACTTTTGTTGTAAGTTTACGTGATAGTAGAGTAAATACATTAGCCACAGCAGATTCATCTATTGAAGGAAATGAGATTGGTGTTGCAAGAGTGTATGATTTTGCACTTGAGTCTGGATCATATAATACATCAAATTCAAAAATTAACGAATATGATATATCACTTTTTGATATTCAAACATTTACAACAGTAACTTTAAATCAAGCAATTAGTTTATCTACTCCTGCATTTATAGAAGGAAAATATAGTGGTGCAACAGGATTTTTAAGATCTTCAACATCAACTGATGCATTAACAATATATGACAAATCTGGTGAATTAGTTGTAAATGAACCACTAATTATAAATGGTATTGAGAATTCAAGAATTGCAGTTGCTTTAACATCATTTGGAATGTCAGATGTTAAATCATTATACGCTGGGCCAAAGTTAGGTAATGTTGGAGCAGGAAGAAGTTTTGTAGGAGATGTAATACAAAAAGATGAGTTTATTTTTGGCAATGCATTAATAAAAAGATCAGACCTTACTACTGGTTTAAGCACAATAACATCTTCAAATCCAGAGTTTCCGGGTAAACTGAAAAAAGGTAATTTATTGAAATTTGGACTAGGTAATAATGATCCAAATTTTGCAAAAGTAACTGTTGTTGGGACAAATGATATTACAGTATCTGGTGTTACTACTGTAACAGGTATTTGTGATGGTGGTTTACCTGAAGGTTCAGATTCTCTTGATACCACACTTACAGATTTAACTTTAATAACATCACCTTTTGCCAAATCAAGTGATGATAATTTGTTTACAGAGATGCCTAAAAAGAACATCTCAAATGTTGATTTGACCAGAGCATCGTTAACTATAAGAAAAACTTTTAATGTAACAATTAACAAAACAACAGATTCACTTGCCACAGCAGTTGATGCAGATACAAATGAAACCTTTTTACCATTTGATGAAGAGAGATATTGTTTAATAAGAAGAGTTGATGGAGTTACTGAAGTTCTAACATCTGATAAATTTACATTTACAAATGGTGGTGGAACTCTGCAGATAAACAACATTGGATCTGATCTTTCAGCAAACCAAGCTGCAACCTTAATCGCAACACTCGTTAAAACAAATCCCAAATCAAAAGTAAAAAGAAAAGAAAGAATCAATACTTTAATAGTCGATAAATCTAGAGTTGCTGGTGCTGGTATAGGTGGCACTACTCTTAATGATGGTTTAACACATGGAAGTTTCCCATTTGGAACTCGTGTTCAAGATAAAAAAATATCATTAAACACACCTGATGTAATTGAGGTATTAGGAATTTATGAATCAACAGATACATCTAATCCATCAAGTCCAAAAGTAATATTATCAGCGATTGATGGACAAACTGGTAGAACAGAAGATCTAATAGTTGGTGAAAAAATGAAAGGCACTCAATCAGGTGCTGTAGCGATATATGCTGAGAAATTATCTGACGCTCAAATATCATTCGTTTACTTAAATGATAATAGATTCAAAACTGGCGAAACAATCAACTTCCAAGAGTCCAATGTAGGTGCGATTGCAAACACAATTGATGAACCTAGTAAAAATATATCTGCTAACTTTAGTTTCAATACTGGGCAGAAGAATACAATTTATGACCATGGATTTATTACCAGAAAAGAGGATGCTAACCAACCAAGTAAAAAAATAAAAATATATTTTGAAAATGCATATTTTGAAGCAGCAGATGAGGGAGATATAACTACTGCAAATTCTTATAATGGATTAGACTATGGTAAAGATGTTCAATCTTTCAACGGTGTTCGTAATACAGATTTAATTGATATTAGACCTAGAGTTTCAAATTACTCAGTTTCTGAGAGTAGTCGTTCTCCATTAGAATTTTTTGGAAGAACATTTAATACGTCAGGAAACTCTGCTGCTAATGTATTGGCATCAGATGAATCTATTTTAACTGATTTTTCTTTCTATCTTGGTAGAATCGATAGAATATTTTTAACAAAATATGGTAAGTTAACTGTTCAAACTGGAACACCTGCCGAAAATCCAGATCAACCTGTTCCATTAGATGATTCTCTTGAAATAGCATCGGTTACACTACCACCATATCTTTATGATGTATCTCAAGCATCTCTATCTTTCTTAAAGCATAAGAGATATAGAATGCAAGATATTAGAAAACTTGAGACAAGGATAAGAAACTTAGAATACTATACTTCATTATCATTATTAGAAACAGCAACTTCTAATCTATTTGTTTCTGATGCAGATGGTTTAAATAAATTTAAATCAGGATTTTTTGTAGATAATTTTACAACTTTCTTAACTCAAGAAAGTAATATAAAAATAAAAAATAGTATTGATACTTACAATAAAGAAGCAAGACCATCTCATTATACTAACTCAATTGATTTAGTAGTTGGCCCAGTAGAAGGTGAAAATACAGTATCAAATGGTGCAGACCCAGAAGGAACAAATATTAAATTAACAGGAACTGCATTAACTCTTGATTACTCTGAAGTTGAATTTATCAATCAACCATTTGGAACAAGAACTGAAAGTGTTACTCCGTTTTTACTTAATTTCTGGAAGGGTGCGATAGATCTTACTCCAGCATCTGATACTTGGGTTGACACAGTAAGACTTGAAGCAAAAGTCATAGAGGTTGAAGGAAACTTTGCTAAAACAATAAAAGAGGCAGAGAAAACTCAGGGTCTCGATCCTCAAACAGGATTGACTGAGATGATATGGCAAGGTTGGCAAACTGTTTGGACAGGAACTGAAAGAAATATAAGAACAAATACCCGAACAGAAGAAGTAGACAGAAATGTTGATGTGAATTCTCAACGTAGAATTGAAACTTCTACCCTTAATACAATTCAAGATACCTTTACTGATAACTTCAGAGTTGGAACATCTACAAGACAAGGTTCACGAGAGTTAATTACTGAAACATATGATCAAGAATCTCTTGGTGATAGAACAATCAGTAAGGAAGTTATACCTATAATGAGATCAAGAAATATCGCATTTGAGGGTAAAGGATTTAAACCACAAACAAGAGTTTACGGATTCTTTGATGGAGTCAATGTGACTAAACATTGTGTTCCAAAACTTCTTGAAATAAACATGAAGTCTGGTGTATTCCAAGTAGGTGAAACAGTAACAGGAACTGTAACTGATGGTGGAATTAATTCAGCTAAAATAACATTTAGAGTTGCAGTATCAAACCATAAAGAAGGCCCTTATAATTCTCCAACAAGAGTATATGCAACAAGTCCATATACATCTACCACTGGAGCAACACAGTTAGAGACATACTCAGGTGCTGCTGGTTCAGTTCAATTATCAGGATCTGGAAGTGTAGCGATTATTCCATCTACTTATTCCTCAACATCAACGATATTAAATATTGATATAATTTCCCTCTCAGAGCAAGCACAAGGTGCTTATTTTGGACAAGTTACCACTGACATGGTATTGAAAGGTAATACTTCAGGAGCTGAAGCGGTTATTACTGATGTAAGATTAATCTCTGATTTCTCTGCTTCCGTCTTTGGTAGTTTCTTTATACCAGATCCAAATATACCAGTAAATAGTAGATTTGAAACAGGAAAGAGAGAATTTAGATTAACTGATAGTCAGACAAATGACATTGATTCTTCAACAACAGTTGGTAGTGATGTATTTGAAGCGACAGGAACTCTTGAAACTGTTCAGGAAAATATCCTTTCTGTTAGAAATGCAAAACGTGAAACACTTACTTCCACTCAGGATAGACCAGCAAGACAATTTATTGGAACTGATGTCAACACTGAAATTATTGGAACTCAACCATTAAGAAGAGTAGAAGAATTTGATCAAGACGATCCATTAGCACAATCATTCTTTGTAAGTGAAAATAGTGGTGTTTATATTACAAGTTGTGAGGTTTACTTCTCGGCAGTTGATGATAATAACGTTCCTGTTCAATTAGATATAAGAACTTTAAAATTAGGAGTTCCATCTCAAGAAGTTCTTCCATATTCACAAATATTACTTGATCCAGATCAAATTACAACATCATCAAACGGATCAGTTGCAACTAAATTTACATTTAAATCACCAGTTTATTTGTCACCTGCAACTGAATATGCAATTTGCATGTTATCTGCATCAGCTAAATACAGAGTTTTCATATCAAGGATTGGTGAAAATGATTTAATTACAGATGAATTTGTATCAAATCAACCTACATTAGGATCATTATTTAAATCTCAAAATGCATCAACATGGGAACCAAGTCAATGGGAAGATTTAAAGTTTAAATTAAATAGAGCACAATTTGTTACATCAGGATCTGCTGAAATCTATAGTCCAATACTTGGTGAAGGTAATGCTCAAATTCCTAAATTATTACCAGATTCTCTTAGAATGAACTCTAAGAAAATAAGAGTTGGTATATCTTCAGCTTTTGCTGCTGGTATACATCCTACATTAGGAAATACAATTTACCAAACTGTATCTAATGCAACTGGTGATTTTGTAGGAAGTGCTGGTATTGCAACAGGTAATTTGGGAGTAATAAGAGCAGGATTGGGATACACTCCAGCTTCTGGAAATCGTGGTTTAATAGGTATTGCTTTAACCACTATCACAGGTAGTGGTAGAAACGCAACTGCAAATGTTCACTTTGATGGTGGAGTTGCTGTTGCGGCGACAATTTCAAATGGTGGAATTGGATATCAAGTCGGTGATATTGTAGGTATCTCTACCAATCTTGGTATTAATGCAAGATTATCAGTGGCATCTATCGGAAATACAAGTGAACTTATACTTGAAAATATTCAAGGTGAATTTGCAACTGGAGCTGGATCAACATTAATGTATGGAAATACACTTGGTAATGCAGGATTTGGTAGTGCAATCACAGGTAATGGTGGAGAGATTGGTGCATTTATTCCTGCGGGAACAATATCAACTATAACTGATGGTTTACACATTATAGTTAATCACAAAAACCATGGAATGTATCACGAACAGAATAGAGTGATTATATCTGGAGTTGAAAGTGATATATTACCATCTAAATTATCTGTTGATTACGCAATAGATTCTACAGATGATATTACTGTTGACAGTTCAACTGTGTATAGTAATTTTGAAAATGTTGGTGTTGCATCTACTAATCCCGGATATGTTAAGATTGGAAATGAAATTATTAGATATGAAGGTGTATCTGGTAATACACTAACTGGTATTACAAGGCAACAAGATTCAACTCTTGCTGCAAATTACACATCAGGATTATTAGTTGAAAAATATGAATTGAATGGCGTATCTTTACGTAGAATAAATCAAACTCATAATCTAGCAGATGTCACTGATTCAAATCCAATAACATTTGACTCGTATAAAATTAAATTAGATATGGGTTCAAATGGAATTGGTAGAACAAGCGTTACAACTTCAGATTTCCCACCAAGATTATTCTTAAATGGAACAAAATCATCCGGTGGTTCAAATATACGTGCAACACAAAACATGCCATTTGAAGTTATCACACCTATGGTTCAGAATGTCACTGTTCCCGGAACTTCTCTCAGTGCTAACTTGAGAACTGTAAGTGGAACAAGTGTGAATACAGGATCTGGTCAAGGATCAGATACACCATTTATTGTTCAACCAACAGAAAGTATCGCTTTAAATCAAATCAATTATTTGAATTCACCTAGAATAATTGCATCAAGAGTAAATGAAATTAACAATGCAACTATAACAGTATTACCGGGAGATCGGTCATTAAATATGACACTTGATCTATCAACTACTGATAGTCGTATATCTCCTTTTGTTGATACTGAAAGAATGAATACAATTCTTACCTCAAATAGAGTTGATAAATTAATTACTAACTTTACTGAAGATAGTCGAGTCGATACTCTTACTGAAGATCCATCATCATTCTTGTATATTTCAAAAGAAAATACATTAGAAACATCTGCTACATCAATCAAGATTATACTTGATGCACATATTAATGAATATAATGATATAAGAGCGTTCTTCTCAATTAGCGAGAATCAGGGGTCAGAACCGATATTCATACCGTTCCCCGGTTTTGATAATTTAAATGAAAGAGGACAGGTGGTTGCACTCGATAAGAGTGATGGAAGACCAGATTCAAAAGTATCATTATCAGATGCTAGTGGATTTGCATCTGAAGAATTACAATATAAAGAGTATACATTCAGTATTACAGATCTACCCTCATTTAAATCATTTAGAATAAAATTATTAGGATCATCAACCAATCAAGCTTATGTTCCTAGATTCAGAAGTTTGAAGGTGATCGCTTTAGCATAATGAGTTTTATTAAAGTAAAAGATAATGAGCATTTAGTTAGAGATACTAATTCAAATTGCATCATTAATACAAACAAGTCTGAGTATGAGGAGTATCTATCTCGTCGTAAACTCAAACAGTCTGAAAAAAATAAAATTGAAAATCTTGAAAAAGATGTATCTACTTTAAAAAATGATATTGGTGAAATAAAAGATCTCTTAAGGAGTTTAGTAAATGGCAACTAAAAAGATAACATTTGATCCAGAGGCAGGAGTTGCATATCCATGCGATTTGATATTAAATGTTGGTGCAGATTTTAGTGCATCATTTCAAGTTGTTGATACTTCAAACACTGGTTTTAATTTTTCCACCACCAATTCAGTTGGTCTTGGGACAACGACTGGATGGACAGGATCATCTCAAATGACAAAGAGTGTTGCAGTTGGATCAACTGCTTTTCCTGATGCGACATTTAGTGTTGGAATTGATACTACTGCATCAGTTGGTTATGGATTTACAATATCATTAGGTTCAACTGCGACAAGAAGTATAAAGGCTGGGAGATATGTATATGATGTTTTAGTCGGTTCAGGATCGACTGTGTATAGAATTGTAGACGGTAACATCATCGTAAGAGGTGGTGTATCTTCCGCACCATAAATATTGATAGAGGTATTGTGTAATGGCTCAACCAACGAGTAGATCAACATTAATCGATTATTGCAAAAGGCAACTGGGTGCCCCAGTGCTTGAAATTAATGTTGCGGACGAACAAGTTGAAGACTTGTTAGATGATGCTCTTCAATTTTATCAGGAGAGACATTATGATGGTGTCATACAGACATACTTAAAGTATCAAATAAGACAAGTAGATGTAGATAGAGCAAGAGGTAGAAATGGAAATAACCCAGTAGGAATAGTTACAACATCAACGTCTACATCGATCGTTGGTGTGACAACTACTTTTACCTTTGAGGAGGATAGTAATTATCTTGAGATGCCATCTTCAGTTATTGGAGTAAATAAACTTTTTCACTTTGATGGATCTAACACAGTTACTAATAATATGTTCAGTGTTAAGTATCAATTGTTTTTAAATGATGTTGCATTTAATTTAGGATATGCTGGCATATTGAACTATGCAATGACAAAAAGGTATCTTGAAGATATTAATTTTGCCCTTACAACAGAAAAACAAATAAGATTTAATCAAAGACAAGATCGTTTATACATGGATATAGATTTTGCAAGTGTTGATGTTGGTGATTTTATTATCATAGATTGTTTTAGAATAATTGATCCAGATGATTTTACTGGTGTTTACAATGATTACTTTTTAAAAAGATATTTGACAGCGTTAATGAAAAGGCAGTGGGGTCAAAACCTTATTAAGTTTCAAGGTGTTAAATTACCCGGTGGTATAGAATTGAATGGAAGACAAATATATGATGATGGTCAAAGAGAACTTGATGTCATAAGAGAGCAAATGTCAAATACTTACGAACTTCCTCCATTAGATTTTATAGGTTAATGATATGGTGCTCAATCCGTTTTTTCAACAAGGATCTAAAGGCGAACAAAATTTAGTTCAATCATTAATTAATGAGCAACTACAAATGTATGGAGTGAATGTTCACTACATGCCACGAAAGTATGCGAAAACAAATACAATAATTAAAGAAGTAATAGAATCAAAGTTTGATGATGCGTATCCTATTGAGGCTTATGTTGAGTCTTTTGACGGTTATGGTGACAATCCTACCTTGCTTTCTAAATTTGGAATACAGCAAACTAATGAATTAACATTAACTATTTCAAGAGAGAGATTTGAAACGTATATATCCCCTTTAATAAAAAATGAAGAGAATATCAAACTATCAACAAGACCAAAAGAAGGTGATTTAATATATTTTCCTCTAGGTGATCGTTTATTTGAGATTAAATATGTAGAACATGAGCAACCTTTTTATCAATTACGTGATACTTATGTTTATACTCTTCGTTGCGAACTCTTCCGTTATGAGGATGAAGTCATCGATACTGGAGTTGGTGAGATAGATGATACACTTGCTGCAACAGAAGGTGTTGATGGTGAAGATTTTATTATAGGTGGAACACAAGTTTTAACATTAGTCGGAACAGCATCAAGTGCATCTGCGGTAACTACTGTAGTGAATGGTGGTATTCAATTTATCGATATAACAAATCGTGGTAGAAATTATTTGTTTGCACCTAGAGTTGCTATTTCTTCAGCACCTACTGGTGGTGTGACAGGTATTGCGACTGCTAATTTAAGAAGTGGTATCGTTGTTTGCACGGGTGCAGCAGAGGCATCAAATTTAAAAGCATCAGTCGTTCAAACAATAAATCTAGTAAATCCCGGATCAGGATATACAACTGGGCCTGATATACAAATATTTGGTGGTGATGGTGTAGGTGCTGCTGCAACTGCTGGAATGGCAAATGGAACTATTGGTATTGTAACCATAACAGGTGGTGGTTCCGGATATACAACAACACCAACAATTACTTTCACAGGACTATCAACAGTATCTGCTGCTGCAACTGCGATCGTATCAACTGCAGGAACCATAAGTGCAATTCATATAACAAATGCTGGTGCTGGATACTCAACACCTCCAACAATTGCAATCGATCCTCCTGCTGCAAGTGATGCATCTGGTAATTTCCAGTTTAATGAGATAATCACAGGTGGAACAAGTGGAGCAACCGCAAGAGTAAGAAAATGGAATTCTGTGACAAGTGAATTAGATATATCAAATGTAGAAGGGACGTTCCTAAGAAAAGAAACAGTCACTGGTGGAACTTCAGGTGCAGTTCATACAATTCGACTTATAGATCTTACAAACTTTGATGATGGGTTTGGTGATAATGATGACTTTGAAACTGAAGCAGATGCGATCATCGACTTCTCTGAGGGCAATCCTTTTGGGCAACCATAAATAATATCGTATAGGTGCAAAAATGTTTGAGTATTTTTACAACGAAATATTAAGAAAAACAATTATTTCATTTGGAACGTTGTTTAATGATCTCTCCATTAAACATACAGATTCTGATGGAAATAAATCAGTAACAAAAGTTCCATTGGCATACGGGCCAATTCAAAAATTTCTAGCGAGATTGGAACAAGCACCAGATTTAAATAAGTCAACAGCAATGACATTACCAAGAATGTCATTTGAATTTAATGGACTTACTTATGATTCAAGTAGAAAAGTTACAACAACACAACAACTTACTGTTAAAGATCCAAATACTGATACAGTAACTAAAAAAGTTTTCATGCCTGTCCCCTACAATATGGCATTTGAACTTAATGTAATGACAAAATTAAATGATGATGCACTTCAGATTGTTGAGCAAATACTTCCATTCTTTCAACCATCATATAACGTCACAGTCAATCTTCTTTCTGAAATAAATGAAAAAAGAGATATACCTGTTGTTTTAGAGAGTGTTACATTTCAAGATGAATATGAAGGAGATTATACTTCAAGAAGAGTTTTATATTACACACTAAGATTCACAGCAAAAACTTACTTGTTTGGCCCTGTTACAACAGCGACTGCAGATATCATTAAATCTACATCCATCCGTTATCTTGCTGGTGGAGCACGAAGTCTTGAGAGAGATATTACTTACTCAGTTACACCGAGAGCAATTAAAGATTATACTGGCGATGTAATAACAAATCTTGCAGAAGATATAGACGGAGTTCAAACAACATTTAAGGTTGATAATACCACCAATCTAAAGACAGACTTTTATGTTGTTATAGATAATGAAGAGATGTTTGTAAAATCTATCTCCACCTCATCAAGCAAAATCACTGTTAGAAGAGGTCAAGATAAAACTTTACCCACATCACATGTTAGAGGTAGTGACATTTTAGGCATTGATTATACTCAAAATGCAGAAGGTGTTGGTGTCGATAGCGCAATTATCCCGATGGGAGATGACTTTGGATTTACTGGAATCAGCACATGAAAACCTCGAAATTTGACAACTTAAATGATGCATTTAACGTAGAGTCAATATCTCCAGACAAGATAATTCAATCGACAGAAGATACGCAGATAATTAAAAAAGATGTATTAGATAGTGTTAACGAAGATATAAAAAAAGATTACAAATATACAAGAGGTCAGTTATATTCTATAATCGAAAAGGGACAGGAGGCTATTAATGGAATACTTGAGTTAGCACAAGAAAGTGAGATGCCAAGAGCGTATGAAGTTGCAGGACAATTAATCAAAAACGTATCTGATGCAACAGATAAATTAATGGATCTTCAGAAAAAACTCAAGGATGTGAATAAAGAAGAGGAACAGAAGGGGCCATCGACAGTCAATAACGCTTTGTTTGTTGGATCAACATCAGAGTTATCTAAACTGTTAAAGTCTGAAATCGATAAGGGTAATAAATAAATCAGGGAGAGGAATCCCGAAGTAATATTTACTCATACAATGTCGGATAAACTACCGTCAATAGAAGATTTCACCATTGTTGGTGATCTTCCATCAGTTGACGATTTAATAACTGAAGAAAAATTACCCTCATTGGACGAGTTCATTGAGAAAGAGGATGAAGATGAAGTAGAAGATACTGCACCTTGTTCTATAGAAGAGAATATAACAGAGAAAGAAAAACAAGATTTAACAGAGATTTTACGTCTTATAAATGACGTAAGAAAAGATATTCCTGAGATTCCAGAGATAAAATCTTATGATGAAGAATTACAAAAAATATCAGAAAATATAGAAGAAGTCAGATCAGAGATTCCTGAAATTCCTGAAGTTAAATATTATGACAATGAGATAGAAACTGTTCACAAATTACTTGATGATTTAAAAGAAGAGATAAATCGAAACGCTGCCGATATACCTGAAATTAAATATTATGATGAGCAGATTAATGAATTAGATGAAAAAATAAAAAATCTGCCAGAGATAAAACATTATGACAGTGATTTAACTTCTTTAAAAGAAGATATCATTGCAGTTAAAGAATCTATACCAGTATTTCCTAAATGGGTAAATGAAGTTAATGAAGTCCCTGATTTTTCATGGATTGGAAAAACATTTAGTGTCATTGATGATGATTTTGTAAAAGTAAATGATGGAATGGATTCGATAAAAAATCGAATCAATAGAGAAGTTCAAGAAATTGCGGAAACATTTGAAGTTAAGGAATTTGAAAATAAAATAGAAGTAGAAAAAATTACAAAAAATTTAAAAGAGACTAAAGATAAAATTTTCAAAGAATTAAGAGAAGCGGCTTTAAAGATATGGGATCACCACCATGAATTTAAAGATGATGATCGTAAATTAAAAAAACAAATTCTTAGTCATTATAATGCTTTAAAACAGAAAGTAGATAGTGAAGTTAAAGAATTTAATCGTAAAAATTTAGAAACAAAAGATTTATCAAAAGGATACTTTGATACATTAGCAGAAGAAATATCTAATCTTCCTATTCCAAAATATTATGATGATAATATTAAAAATATAGAAAAAGATGTTATTAAGTTAAATAATCATCATGATTATAATACAACTAATATAACAGAGTTATATAAGATTGTTGAAGAATTAAAAGAAAAACAAGAGATATTAAAAGAGGAAGTAAATACTAGACCTATTCAACCAGATCCAAGTGAAGATAATACAGATCCCCTTACACCAACCAATCAAAATTTTGCAACTCATGAAGATCTAGCAGAACATTATAAACTGTTCGTAAACAGAATCCAACAACAATTATATACGATTGGTGGTGGTGGTGCAGGATTTATAAAAGATTTAGATGATGTTACTTTTGATAGTGGAATAGGCACAAATAAATTATTAATTTATAATGGAAATAAATGGGTTGGTATTGCCAGCACAGCTTTAATAGGAAATATATCTGAAGTATCAGGTAATTTTAACGTTGCAGGAAACATAACTGCAACAGCAGCCACATTTACTGGAAACGTTACGGTTGGTGGAACTATCACATATGATGATGTAACATTTTTAGATTCGGTAGGAGTTGCAACTGCTAGAAGTGGTTTAGATGTTGGTGGTGGAAGTATTACTCCGATTATATCAATTCAAGCAGCAACTGATACAACTACAACCACATCAGTATCTACAATTGATAGTTTCAGCAAATCAACGTTTAGATCAGCTCAATATCAAATACAAATAACACAGGGATCTAATTATCATGTTACAACTTTGAATGTTTTACATGACGGGTCAACAGTGTTTTTAAATGAGTTTGGAACGATAAGGACAGGTGCATCTCTTGCATCTTTTGATGCTGATATTAGTTCTGATAATGTAAGAGTTAGAGCAACTCCAACCACGGATTCATCCACTGTTTTTAAATTAACAAAAACCCTAACTAGAGTATGAAGACTTTTAAGGAATTCTTACAAGAGCAACCAACAATGTCGGGGGGAAATCCTCAAGCATATAGTCAGGATGCTGATGATAGTGGCCCTGTTGCCGGTCATGATAAAAGACTATTTCCTCAAGATATAGATCTTTTAGATCAAGGATTCCAAACTGCTGCAGAGACTGGAGAAAATCGTTATAACACATTTTCAAATGTGTATCCAGTTATGAGAGTATCGCTTTCAAATAATCAAGGTGATGGGCCTTCAATAGATAGTATGGTTGCAGCATCAAAGAAATTTGTTAATATAGAGGCAGCAAAAACTGCAGAAAGAATTAAAAAAACCTATCAACAATTCATGGGATACAGATGAAAAGTTTAGATCGTTTTATAGAAGAGGCAGCAAAAAGTGTCTCTCCAAAAAAATGTCCACCCGGATCATATTATTGTTTTGATGAGAAAAAATGCAAAAAAATACCCGGAGGATACCACGTTGGTAGAGGTGGGTTTTTAGAACCTGACTCTAAAAAGAAAAATGGAAATGGAGGTAACGGTAATGGAAACGGAAATGGCAACGGAAATGGCAACGGTAATGGATCTGGAAATGGTAATGGCTCTGGTAATGGTGGGAACGGCGGCTCTGGTAATGGTGGGGGTGGCGGCGGTGGAATTGGCGAGGAGGTAGTAAACTTACCACTTCATGTTATAATTCCAAAATCTCAAGTTGAATTTAATCTAGGACTCATGTTTAAAGAGAGTTTAGATCAAGATACGGGAATGTTGTTCATATTTAAAGAGAATGGTGAAAAATATTTTCATATGAAAAATACAGTCATTCCTTTAGATGTTGCTTTTATTGACGAGCAAGGTTATGTTGCTAATATCAAAGAATTATATCCTTTAAAAACAACTGCAATTCCATCAGAATGTAATGCCAGATATGCTCTTGAAGTTAATCGTGGTTGGTTTGAAAGAAATAATGTGAAAATAGGGGATAAAGTTTTAGATATATAATATATCGATCATGTATTTGAATGGAAAGTAAGAAAGGACTGCTAAAGTGGTTCGCTCTTGGTGTTGGCACTTTATTGGGCGTATCACATTTTAGTATGATTGGTTTACTGGCAAATCGAAAAACTTTGCCGGAGATTAATTTACCTGTAGGCCCATATACTTCATATGAAGTAAGAGCAGGGCATGAAGGTTATGAAATAAAATATCGGGCAAATGATCCGAAAGTATTAACAGTAGAGAAAGATATAAACAGAAAAGGTGGTTTTCTTGGTTTAGGAAATAACAAAACAATTGTAAAAGAACAATTTGTTATGAGTTCTAGTGGAGGATATAAACAGGAAAAGAAGCTTAGTGCAGCGCAAGTCGAATGTATCAAAGCAGCAGGAGGAGGAGAGCAAACGGGAAGACTTGTCGGGGGCAGTGTTGGCACTGTTGTTGCTAAGCCTCTTGCCTCTGTCCCCATTGTTGGTTGGGTTCTTGCTGGTGCTGCGACGATGATGGGAATGAATGAAGGTGCTGAGATAGGTGGAAATATGGCACAAGATTTGTCAGATGCATGCCAAGAAGAAAACCTAACTAAATAATAATACGATAACTCGTAAACATGACACCATCTCAAATTTCAGCATTAGAACATTGTGGTATCAAAGTTGAAGATGCCACTGGAGACATTAAGTTTCGTGAATTCGAGTTCATTGATATAATTAAAACAGAACCACTTAAATCACCAAAATCTAATATTCAATACACAGAATATCAAGAAGCAACAAAGCTTCCAGATTATAATAAAGTAGGAAATATAATAGACGTATACTTAGCATGGAGAGGATCAAGTTACATGATCAAAATGTTCTTCCCATCAGTCAAAAAACCATCCCGTAGAGAAGTCCAGATACAGATGCAGAAAGTGTATCCCGGTGCTAAACTCTATAATTATCAGATATCCAATCATGACCCCGGAGCACCAATCCTCCAGACAACAAGAGGATAACAAGAATTTAAAGAAGAAAATAGAAAATTTACAAAAAGTTTTAGAGTTACAACAAAAAACAATTGATCACGACAAAAAATTTATGATTTAAAAAATGCCTACAGTTGAAAATATTTATCTTGGCAATCCTAATTTAAAGAAAGCCAATACACCAATTGAATTTACACAAGAACAGGTATTAGAGTTTGTGGCATGTCGTCATGATCCTGTCTATTTTGCACAAAAATATATAAAGATAGTTACATTGGATCATGGATTGCAACCATTTGCAATGTATGATTTTCAAAAAAAATTAATTGAGAATTTCCATGAAAACCGTTTTAACATCTGTAAGATGCCTAGGCAGACGGGTAAATCTACAACAGTTGTATCTTATCTCCTACATTATGCAGTATTTAATGATAATGTTAATATTGCAATACTCGCTAACAAAGCCTCCACTGCAAGGGATCTTTTAGGTAGATTGCAATTAGCATATGAAAATTTACCCAAGTGGATGCAGCAAGGTATTCTTGCTTGGAACAAAGGTTCATTAGAATTAGAAAACGGATCAAAAATATTAGCAGCATCCACATCAGCATCAGCAGTTCGTGGAGGATCTTATAACGTCATATTCTTAGACGAATTTGCTTTCATTCCAAATCATATTGCAGATCAGTTCTTTGCATCTGTATATCCTACAATATCATCTGGACAAAGCACAAAAGTTATAATAGTATCCACGCCACATGGTATGAATCATTTCTACCGTATGTGGCATGATGCTGAACGTTCAAAAAATGAATATGTTCCTACAGATGTTCATTGGTCGGAAGTTCCGGGTCGAGATGAAAAATGGAGAGAACAAACAATTGCAAACACATCAGAAGCTCAATTTAAAGTTGAGTTTGAATGTGAATTTCTTGGATCAGTTGATACTTTGATTGCCCCAAGTAAATTAAGAAGTTTGGTATATGAGAATCCAATAAAAAGAAATGCTGGATTGGACGTATATGAAGATCCTGCTGTAAAGCATGATTATGTTTGCACAGTTGACGTTGCTCGTGGAGTTGGAAATGATTACTCTGCATTTGTAGTAATTGATATTACAACTTTCCCTCACAAGGTTGTGGCAAAATATCGAAACAACGAAATAAAACCAATGCTGTTTCCCTCAATAATATATGAGGTATGCAAAAGTTATAACAATGCCTTTATATTATGTGAGGTGAATGATATTGGTGATCAAGTTGCATCAATTCTCAATTTCGATATGGAATATGAAAATCTCTTGATGTGTTCAATGAGAGGTCGCGCTGGTCAAATTGTTGGGCAAGGTTTTTCTGGAAAGAAAACTCAACTTGGTGTAAAAATGTCTAAGACCGTCAAGAAAGTTGGATCGTTAAACCTAAAAACAATTGTTGAAGCAGATAAACTGATATTTTGTGATTATGAAATATTAAGTGAACTTACAACATTCATACAAAAAAGTAATTCATTTGAAGCAGAGGAAGGATGTAATGATGACCTCGCCATGTGTCTCGTCATATATGCATGGTTAGTTCAGTGTGATTATTTTAAAGAACTTACTGATCAAGATGTCAGAAAAAGATTATATGAGGAGCAAAAAAATCAAATAGAACAAGACATGGCTCCCTTTGGTTTCATGGACGATGGACTTGGCGAAGATACGTTCATTGATTCTGACGGTGATCGTTGGAATAAAGCTGACGAATATGGAGACCGATCTTTTATGTGGGAGTATCGATGATTTATTTTTTACTTACAAGCGCAAGTTTTTTTAACTTTTTATTTTACATTTTTGCGATAGGATTTGTCATTGCATTGATATTAGAGCAAATTGTAAGAAGAGGTGGTGATGATCTAGATATTTTAATTGTTACAACTAATAGAAAATTTTGTTGGCGACAAGCTTGGCTTGTAAATATTCTTTGGTTTTTATGCAATATTCTACTGTATCTTTCAACAAGAGCAGCAGCACCAGTTGGTTCAGATATTATCTGGAGAGGTGAATTGTAAAGAAAAACATTATAAAGAGAATGTTAAACTTGTAAATAATAAAGAACAAAGGTAGACTGAGTGGATTGGGATAAAGAAGTAAAATTATCTGAAATGGAGAGTATGATTACTGTTTACGAAAAACACATCGAACATTTAGAAAAAGAAAACGTTGAACTTAAGGACGAAGTTCTTTTTTTAAAAAAACAACTTGAATACAAGACAATGGGAAAACCAACACATGAGGTGAATAATGAGTGGTGATGTAGGTTTATCAGGAGATGACACGATCGTTTTCTATAGTAAAAAAATGACTGAAGCAAAAATGATTGTTTTAGCACACAAAGGAATTAAATTAAATTATGACTCTAAATATGATATTAATAATGTAAAGTCATTAAACAATAAATAATTTCTAGGTAAAACTGAGAACTCGGAGAAAAACATGGCGACTCCTCAATTATCTCCCGGCGTATTGGTCAGAGAGGTTGATTTAACAGTAGGAAGAGCAGATAATGTATTAGACAATATCGGCGCAATAGCGGGCCCATTTCGTCTTGGCCCAATTGATGAACCCATTCAAGTATCAAATGAAGAGGAGTTAATCAAAAATTTTGGTAAACCACTTTCAACTGATAGGCAGTATGAATATTGGATGAGTGCAGCATCATTCTTATCATATGGTGGTGTATTAAAGGTAGTAAGAGCAGACGATGATGACTTAGGTAATGCTAACGCTGGTGTTGGTATTGCATCTACAACTGTCATTGGTGGATCAGGTGGTTTAAAAATAGAAAACTATGATGATTATCAGCAAAATCATGTTGCCGATACAAGTTTCTATTATGCTGCTAAAACTCCGGGTTCTTATGCTAACGGATTAAAGGTTTGTCAGATCGATGATCAAGCAGATCAAATAATCGGAATCAATACAACAAGTTTAGAAGATTACGGTGCAACAATTGGTGTCGGTGTCACAGCAGCATTAACTAATGTTGTCATACCGGGTGCAGGATCAACTGCAACATTCACTGGACATCTGAAAGGAATCATTACAGGTGTGGCAACAGATGCTACAAATGGTGATTCAAAAATTGATGTTAAGATTACTGCAAGAGTATCAAGTGCCGGAACAGAATTTAAAATAGATTATGCACAAAATTCACTAACCAACTCATTTAAAACAGTAACTGAAGGTGGTGGAGCAGGAATTGCAGCAACAACTGTATTCTTTGTGAATAGTTCAGGTATTAACACTGGTGCACCGAACGCACCAATCACAGCTGCATCTGCAGAAATTGTAACAGCAGTAGATTGGTATGATCAACAAACACTTGGTTTAGAGAACTCAACTGTTTTCTGGAAAACACTTGCACCTAGACCAGTATCTAACAAGTATACACTTGATAGAAATGGTAAGAACGATGGTATTCACGTTGCAGTCATTGATGATGCTGGAACAATAAGTGGTGTTCAAGGTAATATTCTTGAGAAACATCTCCACTTATCTAAAGCACATGATGCTATCTCAAATGTAAATTCTCCAGAAAAAATTTACTATAAGCAATATCTTGCAGATAGATCAGAAAATCTTTATGCTGGATTTAATCCATCACAATCACAAGATACTTTCCATAAAACTGCTGCTGGATCATTCCAAGAACCAAGAGCAACAGGATTCTCAACAGGATTTGTTGCAAATACAACTGCTCAAGGTTTGTGGAGTCAAAATGCTCAGAATAATACATTCGCAGCCATAGGTAATGTAACTTACAACCTTGGTGGGGGAACAGATTACACTAGCGTTTCTGGTGCGGTTCCTGCTCCCGGAGCAAATGGTGGAATGACTGCTACGCTCTCTGATCTTAAAACAGCGTATGACACACTTTCAAATAAAGATGAACAGGCAGTTGATTTTATAATCATGGGGCCTGGTCTTGGATCTAGAGATTTATCTCAAGCAAAAGCAAATCATGTAATCTCAATTGCAAATGCAAGAAAGGATTGTATTGCTACTGTTGGGCCACATAGAGATGATCTTGTTAACATATCCAACACAACAACACAAACAAATAATTTAATACAATATTTCAGTCCATTAACCTCATCATCATATTGTGTGTTTGATAGTGGTTACAAATATATGTTTGATAGATTCAATAATGAATTTAGATTCATTCCTGCTAATGGAGACACTGCCGGATTGATGGTTCGCACAGCGGTCACTTCATTCCCATGGTTCTCACCTGCTGGTGAACAAAGAGGTGTGTTGAATAACGCTATTAAACTAGCATATAACCCAACCAAAGCACAGAGAGATATACTTTATCCTCAAAGGGTTAACTCTTACATAACCAAACCGGGAATCGGAACATTATTATTTGGTGATAAAACTGGATTGTCATTTGCATCTGCATTCGACAGAATCAATGTTCGTCGTTTATTCCTTACTGTGGAACAAGCACTTGAAAGTGCTGCTGAAGCACAACTCTTTGAGTTGAATGATGAACTAACAAGAGCAAACTTTAGAAATATTGTTGAACCGTTCTTGAGAGATGTTGAAGCAAAACGAGGAATATCAGGATTCCTAGTTATTTGTGATACATCAAACAACACTCCTGATGTTATTGATAATAATGAATTCAGGGCTGACATCTTCCTGAAACCAGCAAGATCAATCAACTTCATCACACTAACATTCGTTGCCACTAGAACTGGAGTTAGTTTTGAAGAAGTCGCAGGTCGAGTTTAATTGAATAAATAACTAAAGGAGATTAACAACTATGGCAACAACTAGAGAAAACAAAACCATTTCTCAATTTAAATCTCAATTAATTGGTGGTGGAGCAAGACCGAATCTGTTTGAGGTAGAGATGGCAACTTTACCTCCGGGCATAGCATGGCCTGCAGATAACTTTAGGTATATGTGCAAAGCAGCACAGTTACCAGCATCAGTTATTGCAAACATTGATATACCATTTAGAGGTCGTATTTTTAAAGTCGCTGGAGATAGAACCATTGAACCATGGAGTATCACAGTTATTAATGATGAAGACTTTAGAATTAGAAAAGCAATGGAAGAATGGGTTGATACAATTGCTAAATTAGAAAATAATTTAGGTGCAACCGATCCAAGTGCATATATGGTTAATGCAAAAGTATTCCAATTAGGTAGAGGATCTGTTCCAAGTTCACAAAATAACGCTGGTGACAGAAATACAGTTTTAAGAGAATATGAGTTTATCGACATATTTCCAACAAGTGTATCATCAATTGACCTATCTTACGATTCTTCTGATACAATAGAAGAGTTCGTAGTTGATTTCGCAGTTCAGTCATTCCAGTTTATTGACGCAGGGGGCACTGACGGTTAACTAAATAGATAAAAAGTAATAAATTATGTCTAAATTATTTGGGTTCTCGATTGAGAACACAGAACCACTATCTCCAAATGTAGTATCTCCAGTCCCTGAAAATAGGGAAGACGAGTCAGACTACTTTATGAGTAGTGGTTTTTTTGGTTCTTATGTTGACATTGAAGGTGTATTTAAAACTGAATTTGATTTAATAAAAAGATATCGTGAAATGAGTCTGCATCCAGAAGTGGATAGTGCCATTGAAGATATTGTAAATGAAGCTATAGTTTCTGATACAAATGATCATCCAGTTGAAATTGATCTAGATCATTTAAATGCAAGTGATGGTATTAAAAAGAAAGTAAGAGAAGAATTTAAATATATTCTTGATTTATTGGATTTTGATAAAAAAGCACATGAGATATATCGTAATTGGTATATTGATGGTAGAATCTATTACCACAAAGTAATTGATATTAAAAAACCAGAAGAGGGTATTCAAGAATTAAGATACATAGACGCAATCAAAATGCGTTATATAAGACAAGAACAAAAATCAAAAGAGGACAAATATAAAGTAAACAATCTTTTATCAGATAATCCTACTGATTATCCCTTTCCAAAGATAGAGGAGTATTTTGTTTATAATCCAAAAGCTGCATATCCAACTGGTAACATTCAAGCAAGAGGTGCATCTCAAGGAATTAAAATGTCAAGAGATTCAGTCTCTTATTGCACATCTGGTTTAGTAGATAGAAATAAAGGAACTACATTATCATACTTACACAAGGCCATCAAATCACTCAATCAATTACGTATGATTGAGGATAGTTTGGTGATATATAGATTATCCCGCGCTCCAGAGCGTAGGATTTTCTACATTGATGTAGGAAACTTGCCGAAGATCAAAGCAGAACAATATCTCAGAGATGTGATGATGCGATATCGAAACAAATTAGTTTACGACGCTAACACAGGAGAGATCCGCGATGACAAAAAGTATATGGCGATGCTTGAAGATTTCTGGTTGCCTAGAAGAGAAGGAGGGCGTGGAACTGAGATTTCTACTTTACCGGGAGGTCAAAATCTCGGAGAGATCACGGACATCGAATACTTCAAGAAAAAACTCTATAGATCGCTCAATGTCCCGCCGTCGAGAATGGATGGCGAAGGAGGATTTAACTTGGGACGATCTTCAGAGATACTGAGAGATGAGTTAAAATTTACTAAATTTGTTGGACGTTTGAGAAAAAGATTCTCAAATATGTTCCATGATATGTTACGCACTCAACTAATATTAAAGAACATTATTACCCCAGAAGACTGGGAAACAATGAGTGAGCACATACAATATGACTTTTTATATGATAATCACTTCTCTGAACTCAAAGAATCTGAGTTATTAAATGAGAGATTAGGTAACGTTGCAACAGCAGAACCATATATTGGAAAGTATTTCTCACAGGATTATGTAAGACGTAAGATACTTAGACAAACTGATGAGGATATCATAGAACAAGATAAATTAATTAAACAAGAAATTGCGAGTGGTGCAATTCCAGATCCAAGTATTCCTGTTGATCCACAAACAGGTTTACCAATGGATCAAGATGGATCTACAGGAGATCTTGGTGCACCAGTTCAAGAACCAGATCTAGAATCTGAAGGTGGTGCAACAGAAGCACCCACTATCCCTAGTGGTGGGGAAATATAAATATAAAAGGTTAAAGTATTATTTTCTAAAATATGGACGATTTAATGGATATGATCATCGCTGATGAATCGCCGTCACAAATTAGTGATACGATTAAAGATGCTTTGTTTTCAAAATCAGCTGAGCGTGTTGATGCCTTTCGACCTCAAGTGTCATCATCAATTTTTGATAATGGTGAAGTAGAGGATGAAATAGAGGATGAAGTAGAAGCAGAGACTGAAACAGACGTAGAAGCTGAAGCAGATACTGAAATAGGTGACGAAGAGTAACCTATAAATAAATAAAAAATGATCTAGAGTATATCAATGGCTTTAAGAACTGTCGGGACAGGGGCATCACTACCAATAAAAGTGGGTGTAGCGCAGACATCTTCGTTTTTCACAGTGCAATCAGGTTACATGCGTGTAGTCGCAAAAGGATCTGGTGCACATGTCACTATTGGAACCGATGCTAGTGCAGCAATAACTGATTTGTATATTCATGCAGGCCCCGAAGGTGAAACTTTATCAATGACTAAGGCATCGCAAAGAGTTGTTGGTATAAGCACTGGAACAACAACTGTTCTCACTGCACCTGAAGGAACACATATGCCATTTGTTCCCGGTGACATCGTAACAGTTGAATTTGGTAGTAATGCATCTGTTGATACTAATTACAGTGCAAAACTAACTGGTGGAGTATCAGTTCTTTCAGTTGATAATAACATTCCAAATGTTATATCAGATAACTTTGCTCGCAGTAACATTACTGTTGCAGCAGATACATCGGGTATTATCACAGCATTTAATTCAGCAGCAGATTCCACTGTAAGAAAAGTTTTAAAACTATCTTGCATTGCTGCAACGGGTGAAGGTGCTGCTAATAGTGTATTCCATTTTCAACAAGTTCAAACTACAGGTAGTGCGTAATGAAACTGATTAGAGAAGAAATCGAAACCGTTGAATTTCTTGTCGAACAAAAGAACGGCAAAAAATCAATGTATATCGAAGGTGTATTCTTACAAGGAAACATTAAAAACCGTAATGGTAGAATGTATCCTATGGAAACTCTTCGTAAAGAGGTTTCTCGTTATAATGAGAATCACATACAATCTGGAAGAGCACTTGGTGAATTAGGTCATCCCGAAGGCCCAACTGTTAATCTAGATCGTGTTTCCCATAAAATTGTATCACTCAGAGAGAACGGATCCAATTTTATTGGTAAGGCAAAATTATTATCCACACCAATGGGTAAAATTGCGTCTTCTCTCGTCGAAGAAGGAGTCAAACTCGGAGTCTCATCTCGTGGAGTTGGATCTCTTAAAATGACAAGAGAAGGTATAAATGTAGTAGGAAGCGACTTTATGTTGGCGACTGCTGCAGATATAGTTGCCGACCCTTCCGCACCAGATGCTTTCGTTGAAGGAATCATGGAAGGAAAGGAGTGGGTATGGGATGGAGGAATACTTCGAGAGAAGTATGCTGAAAAAACATACAAACAAATTAATACATTAACAGATCAGAAAAAATTAGATGAGCAGAAATTGAACCTGTTCAACGACTTTTTGTCTAATTTATAACTTTTCTAAATAAAAATAGTTTCAAATCAAGACTCATCGGAGTAGTTAAAATGTCTCGTGGCACAAAATTACAAGAAATGGAAGTAAAGACACAGCAATCTAAATCCGCTGTCAATGCTAACGCCAAGCCAGGCGATCCAATGCCAAAACTTACAACAGGTGGAACACCACCAACATATGAAGATCTCGGAGGGCCAACTCCTGAGAATTATAGACCAGATGATGATTCGGCAAAAATCAAAGAGCCAGGCGGTTCCCTTAAACAAGTTAAGGATGTCGTTAACAAAGGTGCTAAAGGAGCAGACCCCATGAAGTCCGGTGGGAAAGGTTACAAGGAGGAAGAAGAGGTGGAACTCGAAGACCAGCAAGAAATTGTTTCTGAAGATGACGCTGCTACCGAAGAGGAAGTAGTTGCAGAAGAAGATCAAGTAACCGAAGAGCAAGTTGAAACTTATGACATCGATGATGATGTCAAAGCTTTACTTGGAGGAGAAGAACTCTCTGAAGAGTTTAAAAACAAAGCAAAAACAATCTTTGAGACTGCGCTCAAGTCTAAAGTTGCCGAAGTAAGGTCACTTTTAGAGCAGCAATACGAGGAAAAACTCGGACAAGAGATTGTTGAAGCAAAAGAGGAACTCTCAAGTAGAGTTGACTCATATCTTGAGTATGTCGCTGACGAATGGTTTACTGAAAACCAGTTAGCAGTAGAGACAGGACTCAAAGAAGAACTTACAGAATCATTCCTTGGTGGAATGAAAAGTCTTTTTGAAGAACATTATGTATCAATCCCTGAAGACAAATACGATGTGCTTGAGAGCATGGTAGAAAAACTTGATGACATGGAAACAAAACTCAATGAGCAAATTGAGAAGAATATTGGATTAAACAAACGTCTCGCAGAGTCGGTTGCCGATGGTATTCTTGATGAAGTTTCTGAAGGGCTCGCGTCCACACAGAAAGAGAAGCTCGCTTCACTTGCCGAAAGTGTAGAGTTTGAAAGTGAATCCGAATATCGTGAGAAGCTAGAGGTTTTAAGAGAATCATATTTCTCTTCAAAATCAACACCTTCATCAGCTAAAACTGAAACTTTATCTGAGGGAGTAGATAGTTCACCTGAATCAGTTCAGGGTTCTATGAGTGCATACCTGAAAACACTTTCAGCATTTAGCAAAAACTGATTTTAAAATTAAATCAAACGTAAACTTTAAAAGGTAAATCCGCAAATGTTTCAATCAGAATCATTGCAGGAAAAGTGGAAGCCACTTCTTAACTATGAGGGCCTTGACGAAATCAAAGATCCCCATCGTAAAGCAGTTACCGCTGTCCTGTTAGAAAATCAAGAAAAATTCCTCAGAGAGGAGCAAGCATTTACATCAGGAATCAACCTGATGGAACAACCAACTGTTAATACAAACACTGGTGCTAATGCTGGTTTCAGTGCTGGTGCAACTGCATCTGGCCCTGTCGCTGGTTTTGACCCTGTATTAATCAGTCTTATCCGTCGTTCTATGCCTAACTTGGTCGCATATGACCTAGCAGGTGTTCAACCAATGAGCGGCCCAACTGGACTTATCTTCGCGATGAGATCCAAGTATAACACCATGTCCGGTGGAAGTTCTACAGAAACATTCTACAACGAAGTAGATTCTGCATTCTCCGGTCGTGACAGAGGAACTAACGCCGAAACAGGTTTTGTTGACGGTGCAGCTGGTATGGGAACAACATCTGTTTCTGCTACTAACCCTGCAGTTCTTAACCCTGTATCATCTGCTGATTCCACATCCTACAGAGTAGGTCAAGGAATGAGAACAGACGAGGCAGAAGCGTTGAATACTGGTCAAGATCAGTTCAACCAGATGGCATTCTCAATCGAGAAGATCACTGTTACTGCTAAGTCCAGAGCACTAAAGGCAGAGTATAGTTTAGAACTTGCTCAAGACCTTAAGGCAATCCACGGATTAAACGCAGAGGCAGAACTTGCTAACATCTTATCAACTGAGATACTTGCTGAGATAAACAGAGAAGTTATCAGAACAATCTATAAGACTGCAGAGCAAGGTGCTGTTCAAAACGTTGCAACCGCTGGTATATTTGACTTAGACGTTGACTCCAACGGTAGATGGTCAGTTGAGAAGTTCAAAGGACTACTCTTCCAGATCGAAAGAGATGCGAACGCAATTGCACAAAGAACTCGTAGAGGAAAGGGTAACATCATCCTTTGTTCTGCTGACGTTGCTTCTGCTCTAACAATGGCTGGCGTTCTTGACTACACTCCTGCACTTAATGCTAACCTTAACGTTGATGACACCGGTAATACATTTGCTGGAACATTACAAGGTAAGTTCAGAGTATACATCGACCCATATGCTGCTAACCTAACAGGTTCTGCATCTGGTGGTGCTGCTCCTACAGGTGGTAATCAATACTATGTTGTTGGTTACAAAGGAACATCTCCATACGATGCTGGATTGTTCTACTGCCCTTACGTTCCACTTCAGATGGTTCGTGCAGTGGGAGAAAATAGTTTCCAACCAAAAATCGGGTTTAAGACTCGTTATGGTATGGTTGCTAACCCATTCGCAGAAGGCACACAAGCAGGTCTTGGTTTCCTTAGTGTTAACTCAAACCGCTACTACAGACGTGTTGCTGTTAAAAACCTTATGTAAGCGAGATGCTTATATATCTTTCAAAGAGACCCTTGACGGGTCTCTTTTTTTATGCTATTCTATAAAAGCATACACACATTTACACTATGAAACCCGTAGCACGAGTAACCGACAAGTTTGATGTCGTCACTTTTTTAGCAGATCAATATCTATTAGAGTCTATTAATAGTATCGATAAAAGATTAGGGCAAGGATATGCCAAAAAGAATCCTCAATTAGTTTCTACAATGGTTAAAGTTATGCAAGATTGTTCTTTTGTTAATGAAGGACAAATTGCAGTATTAAATTAGCAAGAGGAGACCCGAAAGGGTCTCTTTTTTATCTAAATAAAGAAAAGAGTAATAATATGTCTCGACCATCACAAATTGAAAATAGAAATTTTCTCTCTCCAGTTGGGTTTAAATTTAACCTTAAACGAAGTCCGGGGGTTGCTTTCTTTTGCAATACTGCAAATATTCCAGACCTCAACTTAGGAGTTGCCAACCAACCCAATTACTTAAGAGATATACCAGTTCCCGGTGATAAAATTGATTTCGGTGATTTAAACATCCGATTTCTTGTTGATGAAGACTTAAAAAATTTCATGGAAATACAAAAATGGTTAAGAGGTTTAGGTTTTCCAGAAGAAGTTCAAGAGTTTCGTGATTGGGAAGCAAGTGGACTTCAACCAAAAAGAAACTATGGTAAAGCACCTCAAGATATTTTTTCTGATGGAACTTTACAAATTTTAAGTAGTAACTTTATTCCTAAATTTAATGTTACATTTAAAGATTTATGGCCTTATAGTTTGACTACTTTATCATTCGATGCTACAGATACAGATATTGAATACTTTACAGCTGATGCAAGTTTTAAATATACCATGTATAATATAACTGACTTATCCAATAATCCTTTATGATTGATCTTGAAAAACTTCAAGAGATGTGGGAAAAAGATGCAAAAATAGATCGTGATAATCTACATGATGAGTCACTGAATATCCCCTCTCTACATGCAAAGTATTTTGAATTATATAATACAATCTTTCTATTAAGAAAAAAAGCAGAACAACAAAGAAAAAATATTCGTCATGAACGGTATGAGTATTTTAGTGGAAAAGCAGATCCAGATGTTTATATTGAGAATCCATTTCCAAAAAAGATAAGAGATAAAGATACCATGACTAAGTATCTTGATGCAGATGATAAATTATCAAATGCCACTTTGAAAATAGATTACTATGATACGATGTTAGTATATCTCGAAAGTATTCTTAAAGTAATACAAAATAGAACATTTCAAATTAAAAATGCCATTGAGTTTATGAGATTTAATTCTGGACTGGGTTGATAAATACATATAGATTTATGGATCTATGTGACAGCAAACGTTGTTATATCTAAAGCAAATGAAGTATTCTTGACAGTAAATGCTGAACCACACATTCAGTATGAACTTCGAGATCATTTCACATTTCAGGTTGAGGGTGCAAAGTTTATGCCCCAATATCGTAATCGTAACTGGAATGGTGAAATACATTTATTTGATCTACGGTCAAAAAGAATTTACATTGGACTGTTAGATCGTATCATAGCATTTTGTAAGAAGCACGATTATAGTTATAGATTTGAAGATAATGAATATTACGGATCTCCTTTTGAGTTAAATGAAAGGATTTCATATGAAGGTGTAAAAGATTATATACGTTCTATTTCAAGAATTTCCCCTCGTAATTATCAGATAGATGGAGTATATGATGCCTTACGGCACAATAGAAAATTATTGATATCACCGACTGCTTCAGGTAAATCTTTGATGATTTACGCTCTTGTAAGATATTATGTAGATAAATCTCAAAAAATCCTGCTAGTTGTTCCAACGACATCCCTTGTAGAACAGATGTATAAGGACTTTCAAGATTATGGTTGGGATTCTGATTCATACTGCCATCGAATATATTCTGGAAAAGAAAAGACCAATGAATATCCAGTTACGATTACAACATGGCAATCTGTATATAAACTTGAAAGATCTTTCTTTGAAGATTATAGTGTAATCATTGGAGATGAAGCTCACCTGTTTAAGAGTAAGTCATTAATATCTATAATGACAAAACTACATCATGCAAAATATCGTTTTGGATTTACTGGAACTTTGGATGGAACACAAACACATAAGTGGGTATTAGAGGGATTATTTGGCCCATCATATAAAGTAACTAAAACAGATGAATTGATGAAGCAGGGTCATCTATCTCAATTGGATATACAATGTTTAGTTCTCAAACACTCTCCACAAAAATTTGAAACATATGAAGATGAACTGCAATATTTAATCACACATTCACAAAGAAATCGTTTCATTACTAACTTAGCACTTGATCTAAAAGGTAATACTCTTATCTTATACAGTCGAGTAGAAACTCATGGTGCAGTTTTATATGAACTAATAAATACTAACAAGAGTGGTAATCGAAAAGTTTTCTTTGTTCATGGTGGTGTGGATGCTGAAGAAAGAGAACAGATTCGTGAAATCACTGAGAGAGAAGTGAATGCTATTATTGTTGCATCCTATGGAACATTTTCAACAGGTATCAATATTAAAAACTTGCATAATATTGTTTTTGCCTCTCCGTCAAAGTCTCGAATTAGAAACCTCCAAAGCATTGGCAGAATACTCAGAAAAGGAACTAACAAAACCAAAGCTATTCTATACGATATCTCTGATGACTGCTCTAATAAATCTAGAAAAAACTACACATTAAATCATCTAATAGAAAGAATAAAAATTTATAACGAAGAAAACTTTAACTATGAAATAATTACAATTCAATTAAAAGGAGACAAATGATAGAAGACGATTTTTATGCTACAATAAAATTTAAGAATGGTGAAGAAATATTTGCCAAGGTAGCAGCCTCTGAAGAAGAGGATAGAACTTTACTTATTGTATCTAATCCTATCGTTATTAATGAAGTTAAAGCAAAGAATGGAATTTCTGGATATCGAATTGAACCATGGTTAAAAACAACTAAAGAAGATATATTCATGATTAATTTAACAGATATCCTAACCTTATCAGAATCATATGATGTTGAAGTAATTTCAATGTATCAAAAATGGGTAAAGGATACGACAAGAGTAAAAAACAAAGAACCAAAACTAAGTCGTGAAATGGGATATATTGCTAGTGTAAGTGATGCAAAAGATATATTAGAAAAACTATTCAAACTTAAAGGCTAATTACCCTTGAACCTCTACAAAGGTTATTCTACACATATTTTAATACCTTGTCAAGTAGCTTGCTATTTTGATACAAAAATGTTATAATTTCTACATAATAATGATTAATAGTTATGGCAATAATTAAACCTATGCCGAAAAGAAAACGATCTGAACATTATGTGAATAACAAAGAGTTTCTTGCTGCTTTGATTCGATACCGTGAAGATGTAGAGATAGCAGAAATTAGAGGTAATCCAAAACCAGTTATTCCAAGATATATTGGTGATTGTTTTTTAAAGATTGCTAATCATCTATCATTTAAACCAAACTTTGTAAATTATATGTTCAAGGAGGACATGATCTCTGATGGAATCGAAAATTGCGTTCAATACATACATAATTTTAATCCTGAGAAATCCAAAAATCCTTTTGCTTACTTTACGCAGATTATTCATTTTGCGTTTCTCAGGAGAATACAAAGAGAAAAAAGACAATTAGATATTAAAAATAAAATACTAGAAAGATCCGGTTATGATGAAGTCTTTCATGGTGATAAGGTTGACGGAATGGCTACTTCCGACTATAATCAAATTAAGGATGCAGTGCACTCTAAACTACGTTATTAATGAAAATTGCGATTATAACAGATCAACACTTCGGGTGTCGTAAGAACTCGCAAATTTTTCATGATTATTTTTTGAAATTTTATAATGATATATTTTTTCCTAAACTAGAAGAAGAAGGTATCACTACCATAATTGATATGGGAGATACTTTCGATAGTCGAAAGGGGATTGATTTTTCTGCTTTAACTTGGGCAAAGAAAAATTACTTTGATAGACTTAAGCAGATGGGTATAACAGTTCATACTATTGTTGGAAATCATACTGCATATTATAAAAATACAAATGAAGTAAATGCTATTGATTTATTATTGAAAGAATATGACAATGTAAGAGTATATTCTGAAACAACTAATATATGCATAGATGGATTAAATATTCTTCTTGTTCCTTGGATCAATTCAGAAAATAAAGAGAAAAGTTTAGCATTAATTAAAGACTCACAATCTCCTGTTTGTATGGGACATCTGGAGTTAAAGGGTTATAAAGTAAATGAATATGTTGTAATGGATCATGGGTTAGATGATAAACCTTTTGAAAAATTTGAAAGAGTTTTCTCTGGACATTTTCATACAAGATCAAATAATGGTAAAGTTTATTACTTTGGTAATCCTTATGAAATGTATTGGAATGATTATGATGATACAAGAGGATTTCATTTCTTTGATACAAACACCTTAGAGCATACTGCAGTTAATAATCCATATCGTTTCTTCTATAAAATTTATTATGAGGATACACCTCATCAAACTTTTGATACAAGAGAATACGAAAATAAAATTGTAAAATTAATTGTTCGTAAAAAATCTGATCCTAAAAAGTTTGAAAAGTTTATTGATAAATTATATGCTTCAAATATTCATGAACTTAAAGTTATTGAAAATTTTCAATTGCATGAGAATGAAGAGTTTGAGGCTTTTGAATCAGAAGACACTCTCTCTATTTTAAATAGGTATGTTGAAGAATCTGATGTTGATCTCAAAAAATCTACAATACAAGATTTGATTAAAGAAGTTTATCAAGAGGCATGTGAATTAGTTTAATGTTTGTTCTAACAATCGTAGGAAGAGAAGATGAAGGAGCATACTCTGTTCAAAATGAAGAAGGTGATAGTATCTTGTATCTTTTTGAAGAACAAGACGATGCTGTTAGATATGCTATGATGTTAGAGGATATGGATTATCCTGAAATGCATGTGATGGAAGTCGATCCAGCTGCTATGTTAAACTTATGTCAAAATTATGATTATGAATACACGGTTATTACTCCAAATGATATTGTTATCCCACCTGATATAGAGCATGATTTTATTTGAAAAAGTTCGTTGGAAAAATTTCCTTTCAACGGGTGATCAATATTCTGAGATAGATTTTCAAGGTTCATCTACAACTTTGATAGTGGGATCTAATGGAAGTGGAAAGAGCACAGTTTTGGATGCTTTAACTTTTGGTTTGTTTTCAAAACCATTTCGTAAGATAAACAAAAGTCAATTAATTAATACTGTTAATGAGAAAGATTTAAGAGTTGAAGTTGAATTTGTAATAGGAACAATAACATGGAAAGTAATTCGTGGTATCAAACCAAATATATTTGAGATATGGAGAAATGATAAACTACTTGATCAGTTTGCATCTGTAAATGATCAGCAAAAATGGTTAGAACAAAATGTAGTAAAGATGAATTATAAATCGTTTACACAGATTGTAATTCTAGGATCAAGTAACTTTGTCCCATTCATGCAATTAAGTGCAACGAATCGTAGAGAAGTAATTGAAGATTTACTTGACATAAAAATATTCACATCGATGAATAATATTATCAAGGATAAGATTAGGCAAGTTAAAGAGAAAACAAAAACTTTAGATCTTAAAAAAGAATCTTTAATTGATAAAGTTTCTATGCAAGAAAGATTTATGAATGAAATAGAGACTCGTGGTAAAGAGGATATTGAAAAGAAGAAAAAAAAGATGGATAGTTTAGGTGATGATATTTGTGTTTGTATTATGCAGAATGAGGAGGCAGAGGATAGTATCTATGGATTGCAGCAAAAACAAGAAAAATTAACAGCAGCATCAGACACTTTAGCTAAACTTAATAATTTAAAAGGTCAGATATCTAATAAAGTATCAATGATATCTAAAGAGGATAAATTTTTTAAAGACAATACGGTTTGTCCTACATGCACTCAGGAAATCGATGAAGATTTCAGAATAAATAAAATCAATGACGCTCAAAATAAAGCAAAGAAGTTGCAATCAGGTTATAAAGAACTTGAAGATACAATTAAAAAAGAACAAGAAAGAGAGCGTCAATTTACAAAAATATCAAAGGAGATTACTAAACTCACGCATGGCATTTCTCAAAACAACTCTCTCATCTCTAACTGTCAAAAACAACAACGAGATCTTAAAGATGAAGTTCAAACACTTACCAATCAAATTGAAAACAGAAATACTGAGCATGAAAAGTTAGAAACATTTAAACAAAATCTCCAAGATACATATGAAGAATTAGGGTCTCAGAAAGAGAAAATAAAATATTTTAATTATACCTATGAGTTATTGAAAGATGGTGGAGTTAAAGCAAAAATTATAAAGAAGTATTTACCATTAATAAATCAACAGATAAATCGTTATCTACAGATGATGGACTTCTATATTAATTTTACTCTTGATGAAGAGTTTAATGAAACTGTTCAATCACCAATTCATGAAGATTTTTCATATGCTTCGTTTAGTGAGGGAGAAAAACAAAGAATAGATTTAGCTTTGTTATTTACTTGGAGAGAAGTTGCTAAGTTTAAAAATTCAATATCTACTAATTTAATGGTATTGGATGAGGTGTTTGATAGTTCACTTGATGGTCAAGGAACAGAGGAATTTTTAAAGATAATTAAATATGTTATTGAAGATGCTAACATATTTGTTATTTCTCACAAAACAGGTCTAGATGATAGATTTGAAAATGTGGTAAGATTTGAAAAAATTAAAGGATTCAGTAGGATGGTATCATGATTGGAATTGTTGGTAATGGTTTTGTTGGCAACGCTGTCTATCAAAATTTTAGAGACAAAACACAATGCAAGGTCTATGACACAGACAAAAATAGATCTTTAAATACTTTAGGAGAGGTAATAAATGAGAATTTTATTTTCGTTTGTTTACCAACCCCAATGAGATATGGGGGTGAGTGTGATTTATCAATCTTAAATAAATTTTTTGAGGATTTGCCAGATCATATTACTGGAACATTTGTTATCAAATCAACTGTTCCAATAGGAACAACTAAAAAGTTTTTTGAGAGACATAATGTAATTCATAATCCAGAATTTTTAACTGCTAGAAATGCAATAAAAGACTTTGCAAATTCTGAGAGAAATATTGTTGGTGGTGATATGGAATTATGTGTTGATTTTGTTCGTATGTTTGAAGAATATTTTCCTCACATTCCAAGTATCATTACAACTTCTGATGAGAGTGAAGCAATTAAGTATTTTTCAAATACATTTCTTGCATACAAAGTAGCATACTTCAATAAAATATATGATTTATGTCAAAAGGTTGGTATGGATTATGATGTAGTGGTTGAAGGTGTGACTGCAGATAGTCGCATTGGTAAATCACATACTAAAGTTCCCGGAATTGATAATGATCGTGGATTTGGTGGAACTTGTTTTCCTAAAGATTTGAACTCATTGATTGTTCAGATGGAATCTCATGGTGTAAATGCTGATATGTTCAAAGAAATATGGAAGTATAATCAAGAGATTAGAAATGTAATTGATTGGCCAGTAACATGAAAGTATTAGTAACAGGACATCGTGGATTTATCGGTAGATATGTATTTGCTGATTGGAGAAAGGAATTGGGTTATGAGGTGCATGGTATTGATTTTCCTGATGATATAAAAAATTTTAAAGGTGGTGATTATGGATTAGTCATACATCTTGCTGCGTATGCTGATTTACGAGAAAGTGTAGAACAACCAGAAAAGTATTATGAAAATAATGTTGTAAAATCAAAACCACTGTTTGATTGGTGTCGAGAAACAAATACAAGATTATTATATGCATCAACTGGTGCTGCAAATGAAAACTATTGGGATAATCCTTATGCTTTGAGTAAGTGGGTAAATGAGCAAATGGCTCCACCTAATTCTGTTGGTATGAGATTTTCGACAGTGTATGGGCCTGATGTCAGACCAAATATGATGTATGGTTTGCTACGAGATAAAAAGGCAACCTATGTGACTAATCACAAAAGAGATTGGATTCATGTTAAGGATGTGTGTAGTGCAATAAGATATCTTGCTCCTAGTTCAATAACAGGCCCAGTTCAAATAGGGTATGGAGAATCTGTTCCAGTTAAAAAACTTGCAGAAAAATTTGGACAAGGTGATTTACCTGTTAAAGATTACACTCCCGGTGAAGTGGATGATAATGTTGCTGATATATCTGTGATGGCAAGTATTGGATGGATGCCAACAATTAGTGTATTGGAGTCAGTAGATGCCGACCTATAAACAACTAAGACCTGAATTTCCTAGTCCTGCAAAAAGATTATTTCATATCCACATACCTAGAACCGCAGGTAGATTTTTGATGAATAATATTTTATCAAATGGATTTGATCTTGAAGGAACAATTTTACCAACAGAAAATGGAATGGAACCACAACATTTTCATGCAGAATTATATGAGAGATATTATGATATTGCAAATATTCCACATATTGCAATTGTTCGTAATCCTATAGATCGATTTATATCATGTTCAATATTTTTAAAAAAAATGTATGGTGACATACAAGATGCAATGGAAGATCCAATGATGTTTTCGTCTTTAATTGAAAACTATCCATTTGAAGGTATTAATTGGTTTAGACCACAGATGGATTTTATTACTGATGAAACTAATCTTTGGAAATTTGAAGATGGATTTGGTAGTGACTTTGATGAGTGGATGACAGATTTGATTGGTGCACCATATGTTACTAAAGATGTGCCATACCAAAAACTGGTAATAAATGAGGATGACAAATTAATAAAGACTGATAGAATTATAGATAATATCAAGTCGTTATATAGAAAGGACATTGAGCAACTCTATCCCGAATTGGCAACACCACAAGAAACCACTTAACAAAGTGTCTACTTAAGACCTCTGGCAAGCGTCAGGGGTTTTATAATGGCCATATACACACACAGGAAACAGATGGCAGTTCAATACGAAATCAAATCACAACTTGCAAAACTACTTGCAACAGAAGATCTTATTGTTGAGCATAAGCATGTAGAGACAGCGCAGTTCAATGTCCAGACCCGCGTATTGATTCTGCCTCTTTGGGAGAAAGCAAGTAATTCTGTATATGATATGTTGGTAGCGCATGAAGTTGGGCATGCGTTATTTACACCTAATGAAGATTATAGAGACAAAGTAAAAATACCTTTTGATTTCATAAATGTTTGCGAAGATGCTCGTATAGAGAAGTTGATGAAGCGTAAGTATCAGGGTCTTCCAAAAACATTTTATTATGGATATAGTGATCTTCATGATGATGATTTCTTTAATGTAGTAGATGTTGATTTTGAAAAATTTAATCTTGCTGATAAAGCAAATCTTCATTTCAAGATTGGTAATTTTATTGATATAACATTTACCTCAAAAGAGAAGGAGATTATTGACGAGATTGCTAACACAGAAACTTTTGATGAAGTTCTTGTAGTATCAGAGAAGTTATATAATTACTGCAAGGAGAATATGGAGGATCAGAAGAAGCAAGTTCAAGATCTTGATCTTCATATGACTCCACAAACAGGACAACCAGAATCTCCAGAGTCATCTGATAGTAATGATGATGGTGAGTTAGAAGAAGTTGATCAGCAAGTCACTCAATCAGGAACTGAACCACAAAATGATTTTGGTTCAGATGAAGGTGGTGATATGGTTACACCAGAGGATGAGCAATCTGATTCTCCTTATGATCCTGATTCTTCAGAACCACAAGTTGCAACTGCAGAAGAGTTGGAGAAGAGTTTAAAAGATTTAATTGCAAGTCATGATGGTAGAGAGAATATCTATGTTGAGTTACCTGATGTTAAACTTGACAAAATTATTGAATCTAATAGTGAGGTTCATGATGTTATCGAAAAACATTTTGCATGGGAGTGGAGTAGAATTAAAGCAGATAGAGAGAAGAATGGATATTCATGTGTTGCAAATCCATTTGAAGAAATTGATTCTGAATTTAATAATTTTAAAAAGAATGCAAGAAAGGAAGTTAATTATCTTGTTAAAGAGTTTGAGTGTAAGAAAGCTGCATCTGCATATGCTCGTGCTGCAGTAGCTCGCACTGGTGTATTGAATACATCAAAACTTCATACTTATAAGTTCAATGAAGATCTTTTCAAAAAAGTTACCATATTACCTGATGGTAAAAATCATGGATTAGTATTCATTCTTGATTGGTCAGGATCAATGCAATATATCTTACAGGATACTTTAAAGCAACTTTATAATTTAATTTGGTTCTGCAGAAAAGTAAATATTCCCTTTGATGTATATGCTTTTTCAAATGAATTCAAACGTGATGAGGGTTGGGGTTATTCTCATAATTATGATACTGTTGCCTATGAGAAGAGAGAGAACGTAATGGCAATTGATAGTTGTTTTTCTCTCATGCATTTTTTCTCAAGTGATGTTAAAGGAAAAGATCTTGAACATCAAATGCTTAACATATGGAGAGTTGCATCTTTATTCAGAGTATGGGGTCATGTAACTTACCCACGTAGACTTGCATTATCAGGAACACCATTGAACGAATCATTAATCACTCTACGTCAAATTCTTCCAGAGTTCCAAAAGAAACATAACCTTGAAAAAGTTCAGTGTATTGTTCTTACTGATGGTGAAGCTGGACATCTCTCATATCATGTGGAGGTTAAACGTTCTTGGGAAGATGAACCATACATGGGAACACGCGGTATCGTTCCTGAAGCGACATTTATACGTGACCGTAAACTTGGTTGTAATTATAAAATTGGTTATAGATATACAGATTTTACAGATACTATTCTTCAAAATCTTCAAGATCTATTTCCAACAGTAAACTTTATCGGCATTCGAGTTATCGTTCCTAGAGCTGCATTATCTTTTGCAAGACATTTTACAACTGATGAAACAAAGTTAAATGTGATTGAGAAAGATTGGAAAAAAACAAAAAGTTTCAATATTGTTGACTCTGCTTATGATGCATATTTTGTAATGTCATCAGTAAATCTTAATGACAATTCAGATTTTCAAGTAAAGGAAGATGCTACCAAGTCGCAGATTAAATCAGCATTTGTTAGATCACTCAAGACAAAAAAACTAAATAAAAAAGTATTGGGCGAATTTATTTCTTTAGTGGTATGATCACATTCAAAGAATTCATGCAAGAGAGCAGTCTCTCTCGTATAAAAAGTAAATCAGATAAGAGTGGCATAGCAACTCTTTCGGGTGATCGTGGTGACAAATCAAGGAAAGAAAATCAAGCAAGATCAAAACAATTGCAAAAAGATATTCGTGGTAAGTTTGGTAGAGGGCCAACTAAATTAAAGGGATCATATTTAGAAAATCCCGGTTCAAAAGATGAGAGAAAAGTAAAAGAGAAAAGTTATGCAATAGATCGTGGTAAGATGGGTAAAAGAAAATTCAAGAAAGAAGTTAAGAAGTTAGGTAAGAAGTATGGGCAGGATTCCGTATTAACACAAACTAAAAAAACTGCTACACTACATAGAACAAGAAAAGGTGGATTAGATAAAAAAGGAGAAAATGTCGGTAGGTTTAAACCACAAGGTAAAAACCCATACGGTCAATCACAAATTAAAGGTAAAACTTTCGCATATGGAGATTAAATGACAAAACCTTATGATGACTCCAATTGGAGAGAAGAATACAAACAGTATACAAGTGATAAATATTATCTTGAATTACTGGAAAATGGGCCTAAAAGTTTATCTCAGTCGTGGATACTAGGTGCATTATATAATAAATGGAAAAAGATAAAGGGGTATCATAAGTATGATCCTAAAGAGAATACAGGGCAGTGTCAATCCTCTTTTGCAGAGTGGGAATCAAAGATAAATAACTGACACTAAAGACAATAAACAAACTGTCCCTTTTAGTGGTATATGCGATCATAGTTTGATATAGTAAAGGTATACAAACACAAATCGCATCATGACAAAAAAATTATTCAAACCCTTTGAAGTCAAAATGACTCGTGAAGAAATTATTGAGGGTCTTAGATCCAACTATGGCACTGAATTTACTGCTGCTGATGTAAAAGGTTTTTGTGCGATGAATGATATTGCATATTCGACCATTACCAAAAAGATTGATGAGTTTAAAGTTGGTCGTGGAAAGTGGAATTTTGAAGTTACTAAAAAATCAGTAGAAAAGATAGAGCGTTCATTTAGTGCTCCAAGCGTTACACCTTTTGTGGAAGAAAATCTAGTTCCTACAATAAATGACACATTCGTAAAGTTTGGTAGTTTTACTGATCTTAGAAGTATTATTAAGTCAAAATTATTCTATCCTACATTTATCACAGGTTTATCTGGTAACGGAAAAACTTTTAGTGTTGAGCAAGCATGTGCACAACTCAACAGAGAACTTGTTCGTGTAAACATTACAATCGAAACAGATGAAGATGATCTTATTGGCGGTTTCCGTCTTGTTAATGGTGAAACCGTATGGCACAATGGCCCAGTCATCGAAGCACTTGAGCGAGGTGCAATATTGTTACTTGACGAAATCGACCTTGCATCCAACAAGATCCTCTGCCTTCAGAGCATCCTTGAAGGAACTGGAGTCTTTCTTAAAAAAATTGGGAGATTTGTCAGACCATCCGCAGGATTCAACGTCATTGCCACCGCAAATACTAAAGGTAAGGGTTCAGACGACGGAAGATTTATTGGAACTAACGTGCTCAATGAGGCCTTCCTTGAAAGATTCCCAGTAACGTTCGAGCAAGAATATCCTGCACCAAAGACAGAGCAAAAGATTCTTGCTAATGCATCTGCAGAAATTGGTATCAAAGATGCTGATTTTTGTAAGAGACTTGTTGATTGGGCAGACATCATTCGTAAGACATTCTACGATGGTGGTGTAGAGGAGATCATTTCTACTCGTCGTTTAGTTCATATCATTCGTGCATATGGAATCTTCAAGAACAAAGCAAAAGCAATCGAAGTATGTGTCAATCGTTTTGATGATGAGACTAAGCAATCATTCATGGAGTTATATGACAAAGTGGATGCAGATGTAGATTTTAATCAAGAGAACAATGGATCTGTGGAACAAGTATAAGTCTGTTCTCCATGAAACAATCTCATTAGATTATGATGAGACATGGGGAGCATGGGAATCAAAAGGTATGAGTCTTTTTGCGAAGACTTATACCAATCCTTTTTTAATTAAATCAAGAGAGGTAGATATTTGGAGTGATAAATGTTCCATTTATAACAACATCCTTTACCCAAAAACAGGTAGTAATCTTCCATGTTTTGGTATGGATTTGATGGGATTCAATGAAAAGAAAGTTATCATAGTATTTGACTTTCAACATCCAGTTGAAAACTATCGTTACTCTGTTGATGGATTACCAAAAGGAAAAAATGATTATAGATTTTTTGAAGTTGGAAATCATTTTTCAGATAACATTTATGTTGCTAAATGTGAAATGAATCAAGTAAATGAACATCTTGAAATGTTTGAAAATTACTTGACTAAATTTAAAAACATGTTAGAATTAGAAAAACCAGCTGGTGATGATACTAGCTTGTATAAAGACTTCGATGCATATATGACTAAACTTGATCCAGTATCAGGTTTCCTGACTGGTAAATTTGGTAAAGATGCATCAGAGAGTCTCGTAAACGATTTTCTTTTTGCATATGGTTAATGCGTGGAGTTTAGCATGGGAGGTATTAAACGGATCTATGGATGAAACTTATCCAGTTAAAAATAATACCCCAGAAGATGATGGTCTTGATTATGAAGTTAATTATTATGGTGACTACATGGCAGATGTAGATGACCAGAGAGCACATCATTTTTCAACACAATCAGTAGAGGAACAAATGGATTACGAACCACAAAGAAATAATCAATACAAGTATCATGAGGAAGAAATTCTAAAAGATATTGAAGATTATGTTTCAATGACGTATAATGGGCATTACACAGGGACAAAACATGAGTTCCGTAAAGTTCAAACAATTGACCTGATGGCAGCAAGGGATATTGCATCAGGATTTTGTCAAGCTAACATATTGAAATATGGTAGTAGATATGGAAGTAAAAATGGGAGAAATAAAACAGACTTGCTAAAAGTCATTCATTATGCTATGCTACTATTACACTTTGATGGACATTATGGCGAACCATCAATGCCTACTGATGAATTTGAACAAATGCCATAATGAAACTTAGACCTCTTACTATGAAAATCTCTGATAAAACTTTAACTCTTTTAAAAAACTTTTCTAACATCAATCAATCAATCCTTTTTAAACAGGGTAGATCTTTAAAAACTATATCTGTCATGAAAAACATATTGGCAGAAGCAGAGATTGGTGAAGACTTACCAAAAGATTTTGGTATCTATGATCTTAATCAGTTTCTTAATGGTCTTACATTGCATCGAACACCAGAACTTGATTTTGCAAATGAGGGATTCTTGGTAATTAAAGAAGGTCGTATGAGATCAAAATATTTCTTTGCAGATCCAAAAGTTATTGTTACACCTCCTGATAAAGAAATTACTTTACCAAGTGAAGATGTAGCATTTACAGTGAGCACAGAACAGTTGGATAAGTTACTTAAGGCTGCAGCGATATATCAATTACCTGATCTATCTGCTGTTGGTGAAAATGGTGTTGTTAAACTTCTTGTTCGTGATAAGAAGAATGATACATCTAATGATTTCTCAATTGTTGTAGGTGAAACTGATTCAACATTTTCTCTTAACTTTAAGGTTGAAAATATTAAGATTCTTCCCGGAACTTATGATGTTGTTATGTCAAAGAAACTTCTATCAAGATTTATAAGTAAAGATTATAATTTAAAGTATTACATTGCATTAGAACCAGACTCAACATTTGAATAATGAAACTAACTCAAGAGATGATTGATGAGATTCAAAAACTCATGAATCACACAAAAAAAGATGGAAGTATAAACTGGGTTGATGGTGACGATATTGAAATAAATTTAGCAGGAACATTTGCTGCTGATAGATTCATTGTCATAAAGAATGCATCCAAGAAACCTTGGAAAAAGGCAGAACCTCATCCTTACTTTGACTATGAGAAAAAAACCTTTATAAAAAGTAAAGGTATTCCCGCACCAGAAGATATAGGGTGACATTTAAAAAAAGCACTGGTCAAAATGAAAAAACGTGCTAACATATGGAATATATGGAAGTATGCCCTTGGTTCCTTCCAAGATGAGACGACTAAAAAGTATGATAATACGATTTGTATTATACGCACTTTTATTTTCTTACAATTAGTTGTCACCAATTGTTTTATCGTTGCCGGTAACATTCGACACTGGAACGATCATTATACACCACCACATTATGAACGTATTCGTGACTGACCCCTGCCCTTACAAATCGGCAGAAGTATTACCAGACAAGCACATAGTTAAGATGCCACTTGAGACTTGCCAGATGTTGGCAGTAGTCTATTCCAAGTGGTATTTTAATTGGGGAGATGAATTATTATCCAAGAAGGATGGAACACCCTACAACACCAAGAAAGGGGCATTCAGGGGGCATCCGTGCACCGTATGGGCAGCAAAAGATATTAAGAACACTGCATGGTTAATTGCACATGGAACTGCCTTATGTTATGAATATTACAAGAGATATGAAAAAATACATTCATGCTCTAAAACAATGAATGAAGCGAGACATGTTTTTCTTAAATACTCTGGAGAGAAAGATTTTTCTATCTGCAGAAAAGTAAATACATTTGCCTTTGCAGGGCCTGATGAATTCAAATATGATAAAAGTATTGATATATTTACTGCATACAAAAGATATATTTCAAGTAAACCTTGGGCAGCATCTAATTACTTACGTAATCCATCTCGAAAACCTGATTGGTTATGAGCGATCACAAACCCAACAATGATGACAAAATACCTAGATGGTTTTATAATACAGTTATTAGTATGGGTATTATGGTCTTTATTGCTTTTGGTTTAATTTTATTTGGTATGATATGAAACACGTATTATTTGATTTAAAGGAATGTCTAATAAATGCTCCATTAGATGATGAGGAGTATATAAAAGAAACTCTAGTAGAGGCAGCAAAGATTGCTGATTTAGAGTTGATAAAGGTTGATACACATAAATTTGAACCACATGGTGTGACTGGTTATGCATTACTTGCAGAGAGTCACATAAGCATACACACATGGCCTGAAGATGATGTTGCTAGATGTGACTTATTTTCGTGCAATCCAAAGACAGATTACAAATCTGTGATACAATATATGCAAACCCGTTTTCACTCTATGGAAGTTAAAAGATGGGGATGTGATAGATCTAATTGGTTATGAAGGAATTTGATTATGAACTCGATTACAAGAGACTTAGTTTTACAGACGAGGAAACTCGTAAACTTTATCGTATTGGAAGGGGAGAGCAAGGAGTTTTACTGGTTCGCCCTTATACTAACGATATATGTGCTCATTGGAGATTCAAAACTCCTGATGAAGCAGTAAAATCTTCTAACAAAATTTTTGCAATGTATCTTGATTATCGTGATGAAAAAGATTTCATCGGTATGGATATGTGTCGTAAGTTTTTGGAGATGGGATTTACTCGTGCAAGACGATATGCAAATCACAACTCTGGACGTAAGTATGATGATGAGGGAAATGTAAAACCACAAGAACCTGATCATGCTACAAGTAAATATGCACAATCTGCAACAATTTTTAAGAAAGTGCGAGATTTAGTGGCTAACAACGATACATATAAACATATGAGAAAAACATGGAGGTCTAAAGAATGATTTTTTTATCTAAACCATCAGCGTATTTTTTACCGAATACTTGGGAAGCACCAAACGTGACTTACGATTTATTCCCCGCAGAAGTGCAAATGTTAGCATTATGTGTTATGATAGCAGCAGTCGCATTACTATCAACTAGAAGGAAGAGAAAGTTAAACTAAACTTACTATTTTATTATGAGTGATTTTATATGGGTTGAAAAATATAGACCCAAAACCATTGACGATTGTATTCTTCCAAAAAGTATTAAGAAAACATTTCAAGACTTTTTGGAAAAAGGTGAAATACCAAATATGTTGTTATCAGGGCCACCCGGCATTGGTAAAACTACAGTTGCAAAAGCATTATGTCAACAACTTAATGCTGATTACTACGTTGTTAATGGATCAGATGAAGGTAGATTTCTTGATACTGTAAGAAATAAAGCAGCGAACTTTGCATCAACAGTTTCTTTAGTTGGTGGTGCAAATCATAAAGTAATTATCATCGATGAGGCAGATAATACTACTCACGATGTTCAACTTTTACTGAGAGCAAATATAGAAACATTCTATAATAACTGTCGATTTATATTTACTTGTAATTATAAGAATAAGATCATTGAACCTTTGCATTCAAGATGCACTGTTATTGACTTTGCGATCAATAAGAAAGACAAACCTGCAATCGCAGCATCTTTCTTTCAAAGAATAAATGATATCTTAGATAAAGAGAGAGTAAAGTCTGATAAGAAAGTTTTAGCAGAACTAATTAACAAACACTTTCCTGATTGGAGGAGAGTATTAAACGAGTGTCAAAGATACTCTGTAAGCGGAGAAATAGACTCCGGTATATTAGCAACCTTTTCTGACGTATCAATCAATGATCTCATTAAAAACCTCAAAGAAAAAAACTTTCCGTCGGTTCGTAAATGGTGTGTCGATAACTTGGATAATGATACCACTTTACTTTATCGTCGCATTTACGATAGTCTCTATGAATCCTTGGTCTCTAATTCTATTCCTGCTGCCGTTCTTATTCTGGCTAAATATCAATACCAAGTCGCATTCGTAGCAGATCAAGAAATAAACATGTTGGCATGTTTAACTGAGATTATGGTAGAGTGTAAATTTAAATGAAGAAAGAAAGAGAACCATTCAGACTTAACTGTTTCGGTTTTCTCGGAATCTTGTTACTATTAAGTGGTATTGGTTCTGGTATTGTTGTCTACTACACTATTATGGAAAACTTAAAATGACCAAATTCACAAAACTAAAACATCAAGTAAAATCAAACAAATATTATCTGTTCTGGGGTGCTTGCACTATTGCAGTCATGGCAGGACAAATTTATGTTGGCAATGGATATCGTAAAATGTCAGAAACTGGTGATGCAATATCCGCTGATATTAATTTATTAATAGAGGTTTTGACCATGCCTTCCGAAAGACAATTTTACTCCGAACCTGAACAACCATTTAAAATGCCTATTATACAATGATTATCAGTGAAGCAGATGCTACATGGGCTGCTAATGAATTTATTGATTACTTTGGTAGATTTGAAACTATTGAAGACTATATTCGTTTTACAAAAGAGGCAGCAGTTAAAGAAAGAGGTAAATCAATTGTTTCTCTAAAAGATGAATTCTTCAATGAAGATGTTCATCCAGAGGACATGGATTTTGAGGTTAAGTTTGTTGGAGATAGATTTCAACAATCTGTTCCTCAAGCATATTATCATGAACTTTTAACTGCAACATCATCTGCAATCATTGAGAAAAATATTCCCGGTAGAGAGTTGCGTTGGATAGTATATGAAAAGAATAGTAAGAAGATAATTGGATTCATCCGCTTTGGATCTCCTACGATTAATTCTAAACCAAGAAATGAATGGTTAGGTCAACCAGCAAATCTTTCTATATTTAATCGCCATGCAGTGATGGGTTTTGCAATCGTTCCATCCCAACCATTTGGGTATAATTATCTTGGTGGTAAATTACTTGCCTTATTATGTGTATCTCATTTTGCAAGAGAGCATCTTAATGTGGTATTTGAAAAAGATATTGGATGGTTTGAAACAACCTCTTTATATGGATCTACAACTTCTGCATCACAGTATGATGGTCTAAAACCTTTTATTAGATTTAAAGGTTTAACTGATAGTAAATTTCTTCCTTTATTGCATGATAGAGCATTTCATAAATTGCATGATAGATTCACTGTAATTAATGATAATAATCCTGTAACTCCTACTTATGTTTCATCTAAAAAGATGAAGAGACAAACTAGAATGATTTCATGGACTAAGAATTCATTGAAAGAATATGGACAAGTAGAAAAACTAAAAAAGTTGGATGGAGTTCTTAAGAATGCATTTAAACTTACACAAAGAAAGAGATCGTATACTTCTGATTATGGTTATGGTAATGTTCGTGAAGTATTACTTGGTAAGCAAGATAAATTAGTTCGTGGTCAAAACTGGGATAAGTTCTATCTTGATAATATTATTTCATGGTGGAAAAAGAAGGCAAGTAAAAGATATGAAAAGTTAAAGTCTGAGGGTAGGTTTAGAACTAAGGTCGAACTCTGGACAGAAGATCAAGATATTCAAATTATAAGATAATGGAACTTAAAGATTGGTTGAACTCGATCAACTTCAATAAAGAAAATTTAACTGAAGATGATCCAAGTGTAATAAAAGATTATCCTCCATACATTATTAATCGTTGTTTATCAGGACATCTTGATTGTGTAATGTTCGCAAATGAGATGAATAAATATCCTTTCTTAGATAAGGATCTTCAATATTCTTTTTATCTAAATACACTTAGGAAAAAGAAGAGATTCTCTCCTTGGCTCCGTAAGGATAAAGTCACAGACCTTGAAATTGTCAAACAATACTATGGTTATAGTAATGAAAAAGCATCACAAGCTCTGAAAATTTTAACCGCCGAACAGATTACTTTTATTAAACAACGACTTGATACTGGAGGAATGAAATGACGGTCACTGTTGAACCTACTGTGCAATGGTCTCAAGATCAAATGCTAGAGGTTGTATTAAATGAACCAGATGATTTTTTGAAAGTTCGTGAGACACTAACCCGTATTGGAGTTGCGTCTAGAAAAGAGAAAAAACTCTATCAATCCTGCCATATTTTACATAAGCAAGGAAAATATTATATTGTTCACTTTAAAGAATTATTCGCTTTAGATGGTAAGCATGCTAATCTAACAATTAATGATGTGCAGAGACGTAATCGCATAACTCATTTATTGGCTGACTGGGGACTTATTTCTATTGTTAAAGAGGATAGTTGTATTGATATCGCACCACTAAATCAAATTAAAGTCTTATCATATAAGAATAAATCTGAATGGCAACTTGAGCAGAAATACAATATTGGGAAGAAAGGAAAAACTACCGAATCTGAATAATTGAAAAAATTTATTTTTGACATTGACGGCACTCTCACACCGAGTCGTCAACAAATGGATATGTCTTTTATGGCATGGTTTATTATCTTTGAATGTAATCATCCAGTTTATCTTGTAACCGGAAGTGACAGAGAGAAGACTATAGACCAAGTTGGTTTAGATGTATATAATCGAGCAGAAAGAGTTTATAACTGTGCAGGAAATGCAGTTTATGAAAAGGATAAACTTATTTTTCAAAATCCTTGGACACCTTCTAAAGAAGTTACTAACTTTTTACTGAAAGAATTAAATTATAGTGGATTTCCTATACGAACAGGAACACATATAGAGCAGAGACCGGGATGTATTAATTTTAGTATTCTTGGTAGGGGTGCAGATTTTGAACAGAGAGGGTTGTATAAGAAATGGGATTACTATTCAAACGAAAGAGTTAAGATCGCTGAAAGATTTAATAAGAAGTTTCCTGATCTCCATGCATTTGTAGGAGGAGAAACTGGAGTTGATATATCAACAAAAGGAAGTGATAAGAGTCAAATATTACGTGATTTTGACAAGGATGACATAATACATTTTTTTGGTGATAGAATGGATGAGAATGGTAATGATTATCCTTTAGCACAGGAGGTTGACGAAAGAGGTGGAGTCAATTATCATGTAGACAATTGGCAAGATACAAACAAGAGATTACTTGAAATAATCGGTTTACCGTAATTCATACATAACCGAACATAATTTAGGGGGGTTCACCACCCCTCTTTTTTTTGTCTTGTTGTATAATTAGTATGTCGCCTTCGGGGACACAATTCACACTCGCTTATTAAAGGAGAACTATGACTAACATTTATCGCGCAAAAGATCTAGGAGAACTATTTGAAAAGATAACAGCCAATTCAATAGGTATTGATAAAGCAATTGAAAGTTTTTGGCAAAATCCAAACTCCACTTATCCACCATTTAATATTCTGCAAGAAAATAATCACGAATCTATTTTAGAAATTGCATTAGCAGGATTCAAAAAAAGTGAAGTTAAAGTCTACACTGAACATGGAAAGATTATTGTAGAAGGAAAGAAAAACGAAAAAAAAGAAAATGAATATGTCCATCGTGGGATGGCTCAACGATCATTTAAAAGAGAATGGCAACTTACAGATGATGTGGTTGTAAAGGATGTAAAATTTGAAGATGGATTACTTGTAATTAATCTAGGTAAAGTAGTTCCAGAACATCATGCTCGAAAAGATTATCTCTAAATAAAAACGAGTTCGAGATGGAACTTGGGGATCTTGACGATCCCCTTTTTTATGTTATAATTATATGAGGACAAAAAACTAAATGACGGTAAAAATATTATTACTTAAATCTGGTGAAGATGTCATCGCTGATGTCAAGGAGATGATTTCTCCCGAAGAAAAAGTTATTGGATATTTTCTTACAAAACCTGTTGTGGTTAAGTTGATACCAAAAAAATCTAATAACGACAAAAAAGAAACATCTATATCAATGTTTCCGTGGATGCCCCTTGCAAAAGAGAAGGCTATACCACTACCAACTGACTGGGTTGTAACTATGGTAACACCCATCGAAAAAATTGAACAAATGTATAAAGAGGAAGTTTTAAATGGAGAAACCACCGATCAAACTGATAGTGCTGATGAATCAGCAAAAACTAATATCTCAGATTGATGAGATTGGTGCTGACATTGGACAACCTGATTGCAAATTAACTGAACCTTTTATAGTTGGAGATAATAATACTTTGTCTCCTTGGTTAGTTGAATCTACCAATCAGAATGTTTTTATGTTATCATCAGATAAGATCCTCACACTTGTTGATCCCAAACCTACTTTACTTGAAAAATATCAAGACCTTCTTAAATGAAATTCTATACTAATGTCCAGTTAATTGGTAATCAGTTTCTGGTTCGTGGTGTTGAGAATGGGAAAAGATATGAACATAGAGATGAATTCTTTCCCACTCTTTTC